AGAGTCTATTCTGTTACCTTCTCTACAGGAACCCATTTTTCCCCAGACCACTTTTTACCATGTCTGGTTATACCCAAGTCCCAAGTCCCGTCATCCATCTCCCAGATTCCCGTCTGGAGAGCACCTGATGCAGATTTGACCTGTTTGACCCCATCAGACTTGAGAGAGTCAATAAACGCCTGTCTGGCGTTAGTTAGGGCAACATCAACAGGTTTCGTTGTTCTGGTACCTTTGGTTTTGTACTGAGTATCAATTGACTCAGATACCTTAGCTCTGAAACTGTCAACAGCTTCGAAGTCATTCGGGTCAAGTAGACCAGAGTCGATAGCGACTCCGACCTGAAGGTCGACTGTTGTCATTTTGTCGTCGACCGACAATGCCGTTGCCTTAACAGCTCCGACCACTAAGGCAGAACAGGTTAACAGTAACTGCAGAGAATTGTTCTCTGTTAGGAATTCAATAATCATTGTAATTACCTCACTGATTATTTTCAATTTCTCACGGTTAGGTGAGATTGACAGACCAACTGTCAATTCTGGTTACCTCTGCCAAACTGTCAAAAAGCGTCTGCCCCATACGAGAGGGGTGATACTTAAATATAGCACCCTTGGGAGGATTAGACAAGGCTGTATCTCTCTATATTAGTGGACTTAGAGAGATATTCAATTAGAGCCCTCTCTCGGGAGCCTATCCAAGGCTCGGATGGCTACCGCTTGGCTACCATTTGGCTACCATTCCTGCCAATTTGTCATAAATTTGGGCTTAATGCTTTCCAACGTAAATGGCGACGGGAGCGAAAACCCGAGCGGGGGGGTCGACGGGGGGAAGAGAGACACACACATAGTGACCCTATTTTTTTGATTTCAAGTGTACTTTTCGGTTTTTCAACCTTTTTTGCTTACAAGGCCTAAATTTGCACAGAAAATCGCTTTTTTGCAAGGCCCCTATATAGTATATATATATATATAGTATATGTAGTAGATAATAGATGTTAATAGATAATAGATAATAGTAGATAATAAATAAATAATAATAATAGATAAGTATAGATAGTAGATATAGGAACGGAGCTTTTTTCCTTGTCTAGCTCTTGCCTTGTTTCCTATTCCACGCTTTCGTATATTAGGGCATGGTAATACACGGCGATTGCTTGGAAGAGCTTGCAAGGATGGAAGAGGATTCGGTTGACTTGGTGGTCACTGACCCTCCCTACAACATCGGTAAGGACTACGGAAACGACTCAGACCGCCAAGGTGAGGAAGAATACGTAGAGTGGCTTACCAAGGTAGGAACAGAGGTGATGAGGGTAGCAAAGCCTACGGCTTGGGTATTGGTGTTTAACGGGGTAGATAGGATAAAAACTACGATTGAGGCGTTTGGTGAGGAAAACCACGTCTGGGTATCGTGCTGGTATGCCCCTAATAAGCGTTCTAAGAGCCTCTACGGCTACAATCTGTGGCAACCCCTTATCATGTTTCGAGGTGAGGGTAGAAAGTGGCTTAAATTGCGAGATTTCTATTCCTTCACTACCGGGCAAGAGAAGTATGGGCACCCTACTCCTAAACCTCAAAAGCTAATTGAAAAGCTAATAGTGGACTTTTCGGAAGAAGGAGACCTCGTGCTAGACCCTTTCCTAGGCTCGGGTACTACTTCGGCTGCATCTGAGTTACTTGATAGGAGACATGTGGGTATTGAGTGTAATCAGGAATATGTAGAGATAGCTCGCTCTAGGCTTGAAATGGTCAAATCTCAAATAAAATTACCATTTTGACTTGACATAAGCGGTTTTTATGCTTATATTAGGGAAGTGCTATGGCAAAAGAAACGATTTTAGCTAAACAACATTGTGCAAACTTTGGTAAAGGAAAGGATTCTGGGGTGTGTTCGGGCGTTATGATAGCTAGGAATGGGCAATTGTGGGTACATAAGGACTACCAAGGCAAAAAATGCTTTGTGGAGCAGGGATGCGATTATTTTAAGACAATAGTTATGCCGGGAATATCAAATGACAAGACGAAAAGGCGGTAGATTCATTAATATTGCAGGGAGATGGTATACATATGGACAATACAAGCGACTGGAAAAGAAATCAATCGAAATCGTCCACGAAATGCAGGGACAAAGTGCCAACAGTGGCAGTAGGGGACGCTCCGTTCGTCCGGGCTTCGACGGAGGAATCCCACACCGCGAGTAAAAGTAACAATGCAGTAGTCATGGCTCTTATTAGACAGCGGTTAAATGAGGGGAATCGTAAGTTTGGTCGAGAAATGCCGCTTGATGGCACATATCGCCTACAGGATGCCCTTGAAGAGGCGTTAGACCTCTCAATTTATCTGTCAGCTAAAATAATAGAGCTAAAGACCGAGGAGATGAAGTATGTCAATAGAAATCGAAAATCTTGATAAGGAACCAGTAGTTGTCAAGGCGGGTAGCTTTTTCCATCTGTGGTGTTGTGATTGCAGATTAAGACACATTGTGTTCGTTGACAAGGTAGGAAGTGACAATATTAAGCTTGGTCTTGTCCGTGACGATATAGCAACAAAGAATGCTCGAAAGCTTAATAACGTGGTAGTATATGAGAAAACAGGCAAAAAGAGGGTGAATGCGCCAAAAAAGAGCCGTAGTAGTTCCTGACCTGCATTTTCCTCTACATGACCAACCTGCGGTCAATTGTGCACTAAAGGCGATTCGTCTTGTAAAGCCGGACGTGTTTATTTGCCTTGGGGACATAGGAGAGTGGGAAACAGTCTCTTCGTGGAAATACAAACGAAGAAAGCGTCCACCCTTGGAGTATATGCTTCCTGAAGTGGATGAAGAGATAAAATCGGTTAACAAAGGGCTTGACCAGTTTGATAAGGTATTGGATGCGATAAAGTGCGAAGAACGACATATGATAGAGGGAAACCACGACGACTGGTTAAATCAGTTCGTTTTGGAGCATCCCTACCTCAAAGACAGGTATTCCTTTCAAAATGCGGTGCAATTGAAGGAAAGGGGGTATAAGTACCATCCTTATGGAAAATACCTTCGCATTGGGAAATTGTACTTTTATCACGGTGGGCACTATTCTACTGGGTACCATACTAAGCAACACGCTCTTAATCTTGGCAAGAACGTAGTATATGCCCATATGCACGATGTTCAGCGTCATAGTGTTACTCACGTTGATGGAACACATGCAGCCTTTAGCCTTGGTTGCCTGAAAGAGATGTCGAGCGAGTCAAACTTGTGGATGAAGGGAAGGCGTAATAATTGGAGTCATGCCATTGGAGTCGTTGATTGGAACACCAGTGGAGACTTTAGGCTTGATGTGGTGGACATTACAAAGGGAAAAACTTTTTTGTGGGGGAAGGAACTAGATGGAAGAACTTAATCTTGGCGATACAATAGCACTATTAAAGGTATTCAAGTGGCAGCATGATGCAACCAAGGAGCTTGAGGCTGAAGCTGCCAAGGAAGTGCGGTCAGAATTGATGAAGAGCATTCTAGAAACCATTGATTTGCTAGAGGTTCCACAATTAGTACCAGATTTACATGAGCATTAAAACAAGCATATGTCTTAGGAAGGGATGGAGAAAGGTGATAAAGTAATGAATGGTCGGGATAGGGGCTTTGCTTGTACTCTCGCAAGATAAAGAATAAACAACATTTCGTATATGATGACGAAAAAGAGTTTAGACTGCAATCAAGTGAGAGTTTAATTGACGACTGGCGAAATGCCAACACGAAGGAATGGACGAAGAGTGACGATGGAAAGGTTCTACAGGTGCTTAAGAGGGGTGTATTTACTAATCATTCAGGCCAGAAGGTCGAATATGTAAGAACGCTTCTCGGAACGTACACAGTCCGAAAGAAGGATAGGATGGCGGGAGACCCGCCTAAGAACATTTATTCCTTCTCTCGTGATAAGACTTCTTACGATATACAGACCTCAAAGCGGAAAGCGACCTCTGGGGAGGTTCTTTTTGCACAATATGTCGTAAGGGGGGTTGAACCGACGGAAGCCTATATTAAGGCTTTTCCAACAAACAAGAGGAGATGGGCGCAATCAGCGTCCCAGTCCTTGTTAAGGCAGGAGAGGATAGTAAATTTGATTTCAAAAGAAGTAAAGAATGCACTGGAGGAGGTAGGGATTCACCATGAGGATATACTTGCAAAGGTATGGAGCATTGCTAACGATGATGACCAGACTTCCAGTTCAAGAGTTAGGTGTCTTGAGTTGCTTGCTAAGATTTCTGATATGATGCCCAACTCGGAAAAGCGGTCAGAATCTTTGACTGTCTTTCAGGGCTTCACCCCTGAGCAGCTCGCTTCTCTGTCTTCTGGAGATACGCAAATGATAGGACAAATGGAGGAACCCATTGAAGAGGGTGGAGACTGAATATATCATTAAGGAACTTAGCTTTTCTGCGCCTGACTATGATACTGTTTGTCATGCATGCGATTGCTCGGTAAATGTTAATTTTGATATTGCAGTTGATGATTCCTTTGGGGAGTTCTATGGATGGAATTGTCCCTTTTGTAATACTCTTTATAACTGGAGAAACGAAATAGTAGAGCTTGGAGATTTTGGAGAGGTTGAACGAGGAGAAGCATAAAGAGACGCCAATAGAAGATTTTGAGAGTATCACCTTGTCGCAAAAGGGTGATATACTCCAGAAGGCTTATGATGACCTTCTTTTCTTTGGTAGGGCATTTCTTCCGGGGGATTTCCTTAGAAAGAGTGAGTCTCCCACTTTTCACTATGATATAGGGCAAAAGCTTACTACTACTAAGCCCGGTGCTAGAATTTGTAATATATTGCCACGCGGATTTGGCAAGTCGGTTTTAGCAAAAGCTGCCATCCTTCATAAGATTTGCTTTGCCCCCAAGGGAGAGCGTCAATTCATTGCTTGGGTAGCTGAAGAGCAGGGTCAAGCCATTGACCATCTTAAGTACGTTAAGACACATCTTGAGGCGAATAAGTATATTCATTACTATTTTGGTAATCTTGCCGGAGATTCAGTTGGTAATCGATGGACTGAGAAAGATATTGTTACGGCAAAGGGTGACAGGTTAATAGCAAAGGGGACTACACAGCGTCTTCGTGGTCGTGCAGAGATTGATAGGCGTTATACTGGAGTGGTGCTTGACGACTTTGAGTCCGAGTTAAATACTAAGACCCCGGAAAGACGTTCCGAAATTAAGAAGTGGATTGTATCTACAGTCTATCCAGCTCTGGAAGAGACACCCGGCAATGAGGGATGGATATGGTTACTGGGGACAATAGTTCATTACGACTCATTTCTTCAGAATGTGCTTGATGGCTTTAACGAGGCGAAGGAGGCAGGAAGGTTACATTCTTGGGATGTTACGTTCTATCGTGCTATACAGGACGGAAAGTCCATATGGAACACTCAATTCTCCATTGAAAAGCTTGAAGCGAAGCGAAAGGAGTTTACTGAGGCTGGCCTTGTTAATAAGTTTTCTCAGGAGTATCTTAACGATGCTAGAGATATAACTAATGCTGCATTTAAGATTGACAGGGTACAGTACTATACAGGACATTTTGAGAGTAAGGATGGATTTGCCTATCTTGTCACAAGGGATGACGCTATTCCAATCAATGTCTATGTTGGAGTGGACGTTGCCCATACTGCAACTTCTTCCTCTGACTATCAAGTAATACTTGTTCTTGGGATTGATGCGGATAAGAACAGATATGTGATTGAGTATTTTCGTGAGAGGATTCCCACTTTTGATATTCCTGAAAAGATTATAGACATTGCGAAGAAGTATCAGCCGCTTCGCAGGGTCACCATTGAGACTGTTGCAGCTCAGGAGATGGTGAGAGACATGGCTGACAGGCTTTCGGTTAAGGAGAGACGCCTTGCGCCCGGACTGTTTAAGGGCATTAAGCCACCTAGGGGAATTAAGAAAGAAGATAGGCTTGAGACAGCATTGGGGCCGATAGTTAACAGTAAGAAATTATTTATTCAGCGTGAGATGACAGAGATTGTTGATGAGCTTTTTGAGCATCCAAAATCTAAGAATGACGATATTCTAGATGCTATGTACTATGCGAATTACTTCGCTTGGCAGAGGCCTCCCAAGAGTGGACGGCTTACATTGGATGCTTTTCATAACGTCAATAATACACAAAAGAGCAGAAACTCTGCAAAAAAGGCATATAATTGGATTACCGGCTCAAGAATTTGAGCAAAAGACTTGACAAAATGGCATTTTTGACTTATATTATATATACATGGCATTAGAAACCGATTCCAAAGCTGAAATGAATCAACACATGTTTCGCCGCTGGCGAGATGCGCGTGCTGATTGGGATGTGCAAGCCCGTGAGGATTTGGACTTTTTTCTTGGTAATCACTTTACAAAGGAAGAGTCAGATGAGTTGTCTTCTCGCAATCAGGCAGATGTTCCGATGGATAGGATTTCTCCTGCGATAGATAAACTTAAAAGCGTACTCACAGCCAAGCCTCCTGTCTTCACAGTACTTCCTAGAGAAGATTCTGATGCCAAGGTCTCTTCCGTATGGCGAACCATCCTTGGTTATGTCTGGGATATTTCCGATGGAGATACTCAGATGAAACAAGCCATCACGGACTATGCTGTTACAGGACTTGGCTACTTGTACGCCTATATTGACCAAGAATCAGATTTTGGTAGAGGTGACGTCAAGTTTACTTATGTCAACCCGTTTCGTGTTTACGTTCCACCTGACTGCAGGGATAGGTGGTTTACTGATGCCGAGGGCATCATTCTTTCTACTATACTGACAGGTGAGCAGGTCGTTAACCTCTACCCGCAATTGGGAGACCAGATAGATGCTGAGACCGGAGAGGTAATTCCGGGAATGATTAATGATATTGAATCTTATATAGAAGAGGATTTTCCTGCAGCTCAGAATGCTAATTCGATGCGTGTGTTTACACCATATGAGGCAAAAGATAAGGATTTTGGCGTTCAGAAGTATCAGATTCTTGAAAGGTTCTATCCGACAAAGATTCCGTTCTTTCGCGTGGTGGATTCCAAGACAGCACAGGAGACAGTTTTGGATGAAGAAGCATTTACGACTCTTATTGAGGACAATCCCGGTGCTATTGAGCGGGGATTATTGGAGTTTGAGGAGATTCTTCAGACTCGTATAGCGGTGAGTGCTTGTATTGGCGGTACGATGCTTTACGAGGCCGTTCTTAATACAGACGCTTATCCAATTATTCCTCTTCCCAATATTTATACTGGCACTCCTTATCCAAAGTCAGATATTTCTCGTTCTAAGCCGATGCAAAAATTACTTAATAGGCTCTGGTCACTTGCTTTGAGCCATGCTCAGGCTTCTGCAGGATTAAAGTTGATTGTCCCTATTGGCTCTGTTGATAATATGGAAGACCTTGAAAGGGATTGGGCAAATCCCAATGCTGTTATTGAGGTCGATACGAGTCAGGGTGAGCCTCATTATCCTGCTCCACAGCCGTTGGCTTCTGAGTTTTATAGGCTTATACAGCAGGCTGAGTTTTATATAGATTTTATTTTTGGCGTTCCTGAGATGATGCATGGATTTCCGGGGAAATCACCAGAGACCGCTAAGGGTACGGAGCGTATGGTTGCGCTAGGAAGCGATAGGCCGAAGTCCAAACTCAGGGATATTGAGTTTAGCATCAATCGCCTTGGAAGAGTACTGTATTGCTTTGCTAAGGGACATTATACATTTCCGAAAATGTTTACCCTTTCTCAGGCTAATAATGACCTTACTGATGTTATGGTCAATATGTATGATGATGTTAGTGGAGCTGTAAATGATATTCAAAGGGATAGACTAAATATAGGACAGCATGACATAAGAATACAGCCCGGTTCGACTTTGCCTGAGAGCAAATGGGCTATCTATGGGGTTTACCTTGAAGCATTTCAGCTTGGTTTAGTTGACAGAAGAGAGGTGCTTAAGAAAAATCCTGAGATATTCGACAAGGAAGGGGTATTACAAAGAATGGACGAAGTAGCACAGTTAAAACAATATGTTGGCCAATTAGAAGAAAAAATTAAGAATCTTTCTGGAGACCTGCAGACAGCAACTCGTGAGTCGATTTCAAGTCGTAAGCAGACTGCTGTTGAAAAGACAAAACGCAATCTCGCTGAGATTGAGGCTATGATGCAGGCGGACAGGAAAGTTAAGGCAGCCAAGCTTGACGCTGCCGTAAAGATTGGGGAGCGTGAATTAAAAAACATTGTCTCCTCAGAAAAAGGTCAGGCGTGAACATAGGTGAAGTTCCGACTTGGAGATTTGATAAAAGTCTAGCCATAAAGTTCGGAAACATCGAAGGAGATACGACATGACAGCAAGCACAGAAGATAGAGTGGTTGAAGAATCATCCGACCCGTTTGTGGACGCCGTTGATAGCATGGGGGAGGACTCTGACATTGTTGAAGATATGGCAGGGGCCTATGCAGAGGATGCGGTTGGGGACGAGCCTTTAGGAGAGGACTGGGAAACAGAAGCAAAGAAGTTTCAATCAATGAAGGACAAGGCAGAGGCCAAGCTTCAGGATTGGGAACGATATGCTCCCTTAGTCAGCCTACTAGAGAGCCGTCCAGATTTAGTTGGTTTAATCCAGAATAATCTTAATCCAGAAATGGCTCCTGCGAATGGTGCTCAAGCGAGTAACCCGCAGGAAGAGTTCAGTGAAGAAGAGTTCAACCCTTGGGACGCTTTTTTTCGTCCAGACTCCGAGTCCTATCGCCATCGCGAGGCAATAGAACAGAATAGAGTAGATGAAACAATGCAGCGTCATTTTGGTGCATTACAAGAGCAAGTATTTATGAATAACTTGGTAGGTGAACTTAAAGGCACTTACAATATGTCTGAGGAAGAAGCTACGAAATTTATTGATTTCTATGCCCAACCCAAAGACCAGTTGTCTGTAGATACTTTAGTTGATGTGTTTCAGCGAAACAATAAGAAGGAAGGGTCGAAGCCTTCTTCTTCGTTGGACGCAGTGAGAGCGTCCAAGTCAGCCCCTAGGACAGCAGGTGCAGTCAGCAGCTCAGGTTCCATTCCACGGAACGAGACTGACAAGGTATTTGATAATATCGTAGCGGCAGACAATAAAGGACGTGTTTTTTAAGGGGAATATAAAATGGCTATTACAACTGGTGTAAAAAAATCAAGTGACATAACTGCTGCTACAAAAGATGCTAGCGTAGGACAACGCCCCGACCTTCGTCGACTATTTAGTTTCGGCGATAGAGTCGCAGAGCTTGCCCCGGAGGAATCTCCGTTTTTTGTCTACTTGAGCAAAGTTGCAAAAGTCCCTACTGATGACCCTGTTTTCCGATTCCTTGAGAATCGGTCTAAAATCGACTGGACAAGCAGAGAGTTCTTCGTTGACGGTGTCGTTGGTACTGTTGCCGCTGGCTCTGACTATTCCTTTACGGTAGAAAGTGCTACTGGTAGCTCAGATTCTGCCGGACGGGTTGGTTGGCTTGTTAAAGGTATGGTATTTAGTGTAAATACTGTAGACGATAGTTCTGATGGTTGGGCATTGTCCCAATTTCGTGTAATTTCGTCTCCTGTTGCAAATACTGCTGACACTTCGTTCAGCGCTACGTGCATTAGCACTTCAAACCAATCTGGTTCTACAACAGTCTCAGATGAAGACCGCTGTCAAGTAATTGGTACATCTTTCGCAGAAGGCACAGGTGCTCCTGATGCTTGGTCTAGCGAGATTGAAGATGACTTTGGCTATACTCAGATTTTTAAGACAGCCGCTGAGATGTCGAATACCGCTGTTGCTACCCGCTATCGTGGGTATGCTGACGAGTGGTCTCGTATCTGGGCTCTTAAACTTCGTGAGCATAAGGTAGATATTGAAAGAGCGATGCTGTTCGGTCAACGGGCACGTCAGAACTCTATTCAGTACACTGAAGGCCTAGTCGGAAATATCATTAAGAATGGTACAGCTCAAATGACGGATGCTACGGCGTTAAGTTACTCTTCTGGAGTTCCTTATTATCGCTCAGTGGCAAATATGTCATATGACGTCATTCTTGGGGATATGGAAGTCTTGTTTGACCCTGCCCGTGGTGGCAGTGCTGATAAGCTCGTGCTTGCTTCATTACCTGCAATTACAATCTTTAACAAGCTTGGTAGTGCCGGGTTTGTTGATACGTCAATTGGTAATGAACACAGGTACAACTTCTCATCTAGCAAAGGCGCATTCGGTCACAACATTATGAAGATTGAAACCGTTCACGGTAGTCTTCATATGGTGAAAGAGCCTCTGTTTAGAGGTGTTGCTTCAGGGTGTTTGCTGATTGCCGATATGGGCAAATTAGCTTACAGACCTCTTGTTGGTAATGGTGTTAATCGTGATACGGCTGTTGAGACTAACGTGCAGGCTCCGGATGAAGACTTGCGTAAGGATATGATTCTTACGGAAGCTGGTCTGGAAATTACACTGCCAGAAGCTCATATGTTGTATAACATGGAGGACGCATAACATGAGTTATTTATCACAGATAAATGACAGTTCTGGTTCTCTTGGCGATTTTAGCGCGATTAGAAGGCCAGTAGAGGCTGTTACTAATGCGTCAGCAGTGACTCGTACGTTGCATGAGGAAGAATCGGGTACGCTTTTTTATCTGGACTTATCAGCAGTTGATAACGATATTGCATTTACTTTACCAGAAGTATCAAATGCTAAGGGTGTTTTCTATGATTTTACTTATATAGTAAACTCAGATGACGATGCTGACTTTTCGTTAACTACTGGGGATAACAGTGTAGATATATATGGGTACATGGTTGCTGGTGCTGCTAACAGTACGGTTGACGATGTTGATGGTCTATCTAAGATAACCATAGATGGTTCAGTCTCTCAGGCTACTAAAGGCTTGAGAATGTCTGTTGTGTCTGATGGAACAAGCTGGCATTTAAGCGGTTACGTTCCAGTAGCAATTGGTACGGTTGTCGTGGTAGAGTCTGCTTCAGCGTAGTCCTAATGAATAGGGATTAACAGTTTTGTTCACTGTGGGGCAGGTCGTATAAAGGGCTTGCCCCTAAAGAACAAGGTGGCTAGAGGGTCATACTTCTTTCCACCACTAGGTGATAAGTTTATTAGGGATAATATTGGTAATTTTGTTCATGTTATACCATTTGGGAAGTCGTCCTAAGTGGTACGAGACTAGAGGTAAAGAATGAAAATTGCAGGCATATGTAGGTCTCACGGTTATTATAAGGGACGGGATTGTCCCAAGTGTAAGGCTGTGCCAAAGAAAGAATCTCCATATTTCTTCATGCGGAGCGAGATTGGGAATAGAACAGACATTGAGTCAACACCAATAACGCTCGATGAGAGTGTTGATATTATGAGAGGTCAACAATATGTTTAAAGTTAATCAGTTAAGCAAGAGGAGGTAGTTATGCCATACGGCCCCGGAACTTACGGTAAGCAGGTTGGAAGGCCTAAAAAGAAGGTAAAGGCACTCAAGAAGAGGAAGCTCAAGCCAGCGAAAGGCAAGCGCATGCAGAGGAAGAAATAATGGCTAACGAATTAAGAATTGAAGCTCAACTGGAATACAGTAAGAGTGGAGTTAAGGAGAGTATGCATACCTCTGCTTTTGTGGATGTGTCAGGAGATTCGTTTAGCAAGGTAATACAAGAAATACCCACAAGCGGTAGGGAACAGATTTCTGTACTAGCGGATTTAAGTACTTATGGGTATGTGTTTATAAAAAATATTGACCCAACTAATTATGTTCAAATTGCAGATGAAGATGATACTAACTACTTTTGCAAGTTGAAAGCTGGTGAGTTTGCTTTGTTTCGTGCCGCTGATAGTGATTATTTTGCAATAGCAGATACAGATGCTGTTGATTTAGAAATTATGGTGATTGAAGATTAATGGCATCGTTTCAAGTTCAGATTGAAGACATGGTTGGGATTGTAGGAAGTTCGGCAGATACTACAAGTGATACCACTGCTATAACTTCTTGGCTTACAGATGGAGCTAAGGAAATTATTAATGCAATGTCACCAAATTTACTTGCATTGTGCGCGACGGAACAAACACTTACGCCAAGGGCAGTAGGAAGCGAAAGTTCTGCGGCGACTCTTAAGACAGGAAGAGTTTTTAATGTAAGGCGTAACGATGGTACGATTGACCAGCCTTGTAGGCTTGTCTCTTCAAGAGTTAAGGGACGAGTATCTGACCCGGATGAGATGGATTATGCTACAGCAACAGACCCGGTATACTATATTGAGAGCAATTATCTCAATATTCTTCCATCTTCTTCTAGCGCAGTAGGAAAATATTCAGAGGTTCAGTACCCTTCGGTAACTTACGATATTGATGCAATATCTACTTTTCCTGACGAAGCTGAATATTTGGTAGTATTATATGCTGCTATGAAAGCATCAGAAAGAATTGTTAGTGATAATATACGTGTTGATGAGGATATTGAGCTTGCAAACGCAAGGAAAGACCAGTATACTTGGCTTCAGAATCAGTACGCAACAGGATTAAAGGCAATATCGGTATGACATTTAAAGAAATTTTATCGCGTGTAAGGCAGGTTCACGGAGAAGCAGGAGAAACCTATTGCAAGGCTCTTGCTAACGATGCGCTTATGGAGCTTAGAAAGTATAAGGTCTCTCGTAAGCGTTCAAAGATTAGTACAGTTGCAGACCAGCGTTGGTATAATATTGGAGATAAGAACTCAGATTTAAAGATTGATAAAATTTATTCGGTATATTACAAGGATGGAGATGGGGATTATCGTAAAATTCCTCGCCTTGTAGATGCAGCATATTTAGTTAACATGGACGAAAAATAATGGCTTATACTTATCCAGAAGATTATTTGGCTTGGTACATATCGGGAGATAAGATTGCCCTCGTAACAAGAAAGAATACTTCTAGTAAGAATGTATATGAATCTATTGATGAGTCTCAGGGTGATGGATTGCTTATAGAATATAGCGCGGAGCCTCGCAAGATTGAGAATATTTCAGATGTGCCAGATTGTGACAATACGTTACATACAGCAATTGTTAACTATTTAAAATGGAAATTATTTGAGGACGGAAACGATGAGGGTTCTATTATGGGGGCAAGGCGATATGGCGGTCTTTGGAATAGGGCAGTTAAGGAGCATGCCACCAGAGACAAGGTGGGCGGCTCCAGACAGGTCATTCCGTTTTCGTTCAGGTAAAGATATGCCCATGTCAGTATTCTCGGGCGGAAAGGCATACAACTTAAAAGGAGATTAAATTATGGCGTATCCAGAATATTCGGTAGTAGATTCTCAGAATATAACACTAGGTCAGAAGGGTGCAATTTTTGTAACAGGTACAACGGCAGTCACAAGCTCTAGTGGGATTTTTTGTGCGATTCAATTCATAGAAGATACAGTTTTTGATTCTGGCACTGCTGGCCTCATAGCGGAGAGTACTCAAAAATGGCCAGACTCTACGGGAACGGGCACTGCGATTGATTCTGATGGTGGTGCTGCAATAGATGGTGAAACCTTTCCTCAGGGGATGACTATATTTGGCAGATGGACAGGCTTTACACTTGCGTCTGGCGCATGTGTAGCCTATGTTGGATAATGTTAAAATTAGGATTAAGCTTAGGGACGATGGTTACCCAAACTGCACGTCTTGCGCGTAACTTATGGGCAAGGATTAGTGATGTATGGGAATTAGAAGAACGTAGCTGGGAAAAGATTGTTTAAATATCGCAACCATGTCAAAAGTTTCGGGCGGAAAGTTGCGAATCATACAAGGAAACTACAAGGAGATTAAATTATGGGTTTAACAGCACCAAGCAGTACATTAACTGGACAGGCTGTTGCAGACAGTTATGACCAGTTACTGTTTCTTGACGCAGCTGCAGGCGTTACAGAGGCGACGTTAAAGGTTGTTTCGGGAACTGCAGGAAAGACGGCTCTTCAAGTATCCGATGAGCATGTATTAATTAAGGGGGTTGATACTAGTAATGCGGCAGCATTTGCTGTTCAGCAAACAGGTGGTACTGTTGTATTTTCAGTTAATGCTTCAACTCCGGGCGTTACCATTGGTGCCGATGCTGATGGCACCGATAGAAGTATTACTTGGGGGCATTCTACCCTTAAGACAATTATGGGCATTGACGATAGTGCTGATGTATTTGCAATTAATACTGATGATGCTTTTGAGTCAGGAAATGATTTGGAGATTGATGCAAGTGGAAATGTCATTATTGGTAATGGTACTTTAAAGCCTGCTGGAGATGGCACTCAAGACTTAGGTGCTTCGGGTGCTCAGTGGCAAAATGTATATACCTCTGATTTGAATTTAAACAATACAAGTAGGGATGGTAATGAGGTTGATGGAACTACTGGTCATTGGGTCATTCAAGAGGGTGACGAAAACCTGTTTTTACTTAATCGTCAAAATGGGAAACAATACAAATTTAATTTAGAGGAGATAGGATAATGGCTTTTATACAAAGCGCAAGCACCTTTGATGATTTATGGGGAACTGGTGTGGTTGGCACTTCAGACGATGTTGACTATGGTAGTGATTCGATAGTATCAGGTAATTTTGGAAATTGGGGAGCAAGTGCAACTCAGACTCCTACTTCCGGTGTGATTGTTCGAGCTACAGGAACTTTTGAGAATACAGGAGCTATATTGAATGTTGGACTACAAACCGCTAAGGACAGAAATTCTGCTTTAACTGATACGGTTGGCGCACCCGGTGTTCCCATTGGTGCTATTGTGTCGGCAATTGGTGGTATTTTACCAGTCCCTTGGAATGAAGGTGGTGATGAAGCAAGTAAATGTGGCGGTACGCTTCAAATTCTTGCAAAGGGTAATGTAACTATCGGTGCGGCAATAAACGCTAATGCATCGGCGGCCGGTTCCGGCAAGGGTGGCCAGAGTGGTGGTCTCGTAGTTGTTGTTTCTGGTGGAACAATATCAGGAAGTTCCGCAATTAGTGTTGCGGGCGTTGCAGGTCATGCTACAGCAGGTGCTAAGGGTGGTGGCGGTGGCTATTCGGGCGAACCCGGAGGCCATGCTGGTTTAGGTGGCTCTGGTGGTGGTGCATGCAAGGGTGCCGCCGTAGGCGCGGCAGGTGCAGGCTATATAGCAGGACAGGCTGGTGGAGAAGCCGACACAGACCAAGGTGGTGGCGGTGGTGGTGCTTTGGGAGCCGCAGGGTCTAATTCTGGCGGTGTTAATGGCGGAGCTGGTGGCGACAATGATGCTATAAGAATATCCAATCTTCCCCCATCAGCCGATGGGGCAGACGGAGCGGCTGGCAACCAAGCCGGAGGCGCAGGTGGGACGTATGGAGGCGGCGGCGGTGGTGGCGGTCATCATGACGGTGGCGGTTCTACTGGCGGAGCTGGAGCCGCTGGTGGCGGTGCAGGCTCAGGTGGTGGCGGAGGCGGAGAAGGTGGCTCTGGAGGTTCTAGAGGAGTCGGAGGTGCTGGCGGAGTTGGAAGTCTTTATGTATTATCTTCTTCTTCTCCATATGCTGGCAAATCTGGCGGTCAAGGTGGCGGTGGAGGCGGTGGGTCTACTGCTGGCGGTGGAGGCGCAGGAAACGCAGGTGCCGGTGTTGCAAGTTCTGGTTTCGGAGATGGAGCAGGAGGAGCCGGAGCGGCAGGTAGTGCACGCAGTGGTGATGCTGGTGGTGCTGGCGGTCAAGGTGGCAATGGTGGCGGAGCGGCAGGTCTTGTTTTGCTGATTGGGGATGTTGTGAGCTTCACTGGTCCAGTGACTGGAAATCTTGTTATTATGGAAGGTGCAGATGCACATGAATTTATTAGGGGATATTGGACTTAATTAGGGGCTTGGTTTTTAGGCTTACGTTCCACCACCACGCTTGAAGGCCAAGACTCCCTACAATTGTGAGGACTAAGAGTTAAGATGGTATTAACACTTGGCGAGATAGATAAGCGACTTGCAGAGATTCCTAAACAGATAGCAGACATCACTGCTGAACAACATCAGTTGATGGGATATAAAAAGGCATTGCAAGATGTAGAGGCTGAGGCCACACCTAAGAACGGTGAGGTAATGCCTTCTCCAGATAAGGAGCGAAAAGCCAAAGTTGCTAAAGGCGTTTAAATGGTTGCTTCCGCTTATACTGTTCGGATGTCAATTAGACCCAGAGATAGTATATGTTCCTGAGATATTTGAAATCACAGATACTCTCTATGTCCAGATACATGACACTTCCTACGTGGAGAATGAAGCGTCCTTCGGATTATCAACCAATGCTACAATATACTTGGTTGGAATTGACTCTCTGGAAATCGCTTACTGGTACGCTCTCACGAAACTGGATTCGGCTGTGGTTGATTCTGTTTTTCTTACTGGCTACCTCATTGAGTGGAACGATTCAAAGACTTACGGAACTCTCATGAATAAGACTCTTCATGTTCCTTGGCCTAACAATGCAAGAGATTGGACTTATCCATGGAGTTATGGACATGGAGAATTTTATGCGGATACGCTGTTGGCTATAAGTGATTGGCCCGAAGACCAGCAAGTATCATATTCAATACAATTAGAGTACAAATGAAATTAGGACATGAGTAGTGATAGATGTTTTTGCTGAATATGGAGCCATAGGTGTTATTATTGCACTCTTTGTAGGGCAATTAGTATGGATGCAAAAGACTTTGACAAAAAAAGTAGATGACGTGATGAATATATGCGTTAAGCTGATAGATAGATGGAATAGGTCAGATGAGATTACAGCACGACATAGAGAAGATATTGTCAAAGAAATGAATGACGTGTCAGATGGGATTTCGTTTTTAAAAGGAAGGATTAATGGTAGTGCAAGATGACAAAAGACCCTGTACTTGCGGGTGCGATTGCAGTTGCGGGTGCGATGATAATGTCAGCGATAAGACCAGTGTATCCACACATATTTTGGGGAGTGCTCATAACTCTATTAATTTATGGGTGTCAACTCCTACTAAAACAAAGTGGCTTTTCGTGGAAGAAGAAGAAGTAAAAGATGAACGGACAAGAGCTGACTGATTGGAGAGAAAGCTTAAAAACTGACTTGGCAGAGGTCAAAACTGATGTCAAATGGATTAAGGGCTATATTAGAGGATTGGATGAGCGTCAATCTGAACTTACGAAGCAGGTATCGTGGCTTAAAGGGATGGGTTCGTTTGTTGGTGTTATTCTTGGGAGCATTCTTGCTCTGGTTAGCAGCGTAGTATTTGGAGTAGAGAAATAATGGATGCTGAATCTGTATTAGGATTAATGGAGCAATATGGTCTCCCCGTTATTCTTTTGGGGGCGGCAATATATGCACTGTATCGGTTCATAGTATTCAGCCTTTATGAGGTAAAGAATGAATTTGGCAGGAGACACGAAGATAACGCAAAGGCTATGTCAGAAGTAAAGGTTGCTTTGGGTGAGATTAAATCCGACCTCAGACTGTTGGTTGGGATAATGACGAAGTCATAATGAAGCTACCGCAAGCAAAATGGGAGAAGGAACTGGCAGATTGGAATCAGAATTTAGGTAATATGTTTGGTGGATTTTTGGGCATGTTCTTGGTGTTTGCTATTTGCATGTTTTTTTATGAAGGCTGTAGTTGGAGAAGTGTAAATGGGCCAGATAATATTGTTACCCCAGAAGAAGAAGAAACGGCTCCAGACCCAAGTTTTAACGCCTCAGATTGGATACTATTTAGGGAGTAGAAGGTATGTGGGAATCGGTCTTTATAGCAAGCATGTGGGCGTATTGGTTAAGCGAAGGATGCACGGAGGGGTACACGTTTGCAAATCCAGACAGGAGAAAAGAAAATAAACTTATTTGTGAACATAAAGGCAAGGGCGAGGGGGTACTAGATTATCATGCTTGGCGACTTGGAGAGAATATTGGCACAGTGGGTGCTGTTGCCAGTGCATATATGGCCTCATCGGAGCCACTAAATTTTGCCATGATATTAACGGGGTCGTGGCTTACTGGAACGTGGATATATGAAAGAGCATTGAACTATGTTTTTTCTAACGAACTATTTCCACAAAAAGGCCCGTATCATTTAATGGGGATTGCAATTCCCCGAAACCAGCTTGTTGAAGGTGTGCTTACAGCTGGAGTTGGAACAGTATTAATTATGGGAGGTCTATAATGGACTGGGCAATGCAAAATTGGGAATACGTGATGCTTGGTGTCATGGTCGTTGACAAGGTAGTTGCTATGTCGCCAAGTAAGATGGATGATTTAATCTGGGTATCTATGAAGAAAGTTTTGATGGGCATGAGAGTACTGAAGAAAAAATAATGCCGTTCTATAGGGAAATAAAGAAAGTTGTTGAGAGGGAGGGTGGCTATGTAAATGACCCTGATGACCCCGGCGGTGAGACTAAGTACGGTATCTCTAAAAAGGCATATCCGAAAGTTGATATAAAACATCTTACATTGGATGATGCTGTAGAGATATATAAAAATGACTATTGGTTGCCTGCAAAGGTTGAACAACTTCCTGAAGGCTTGCAAGGTCAGTATTTTGATATGGTAGTCAATCAGGGAAAGGTCAAATCTGCCAGAATCTTACAACGTGCCTGCAATGGAAAAAATAAGAATAAAATTGCAGTAGACGGTCAAGTTGGGCCAAAAACAATTAAAGCAACTGCGAAGTTAGAGCCTGAGAGGCTAATGGCTTATAGGCTTATGGAATATGCTAGGTTGGCACTCACTCGACCAGAGTTAGAAAAGTATTATTATGGCTGGGTAAAGCGAGCAATGCATGCCTAAAACTTTTTACTATTTAAAAAACTTTGAAGGGGGTCTGGTTGATGCTTTCAATCCAAGGGATTTAAACAATAATGAACTTAGTGCGGCTCAAAATGTCATACTTGATGAGCGTAAGACTATTAGGACTCTTGGTGGGGATGCGACCCATGATGATATTAATGCAAGTCATGCTGCCAAAATTACTGGCGGGGCTGGGGTATTTGTATTTGGCTCTGACCATTTAAAGGGTGCCGCTGCTAATGATTATGGAGAAAACTGGCTTGCAATATGTGATGCCCCAAATTCTGCAATAGATTTATTTGATTTAAGTAGTGGTGCCTTTACTGTTGATGCGATTGATTTAGGTACTCCACAGAATGTGACCGTTAATAGTAGTTCTAATAATGTTACTATTGCAAATTCTACTAATACATCTACAGCTACCGCAGCTAGTAGTGCAAGTTTTGATGACACCATTAAGCCGGGAGATATAGTCCATATAGCTGGATTTTCTGGTGGTCTCGTGACAAGCAATTTAAATGGTGCATTTGTAAATTCTGTTAGCGATACGGTTATAACATTTAATAAAACATTTCCCGCTGTGGGTACTCAATCATCAGGAAATGTAATTTTTACTGTCCTGACTAAGGCTATATATTATTTTGTTGACGAGGCCTTAAGGGTGTCGGATGCATCTTTCTCTACCGGAACTAAGAATAAGTGGTATGGCTATATTAAAAGAAAGCATTTTCAGGATTTAACTCCCGGTGGCAGTGCAGATTCTTATGATAACTGGTTTTCTAATGATAATGACCTTGCTGCCCCAACCGAGGGTGCCTCCTCTGCTACTTCCAATCTTGTGGGCACTGGGTATCCCGAAGCGGGATATGGATATAATATAAATGTTTCTTCAGCGGATACGGGAACATGGGATGGTTCAGAGTATCAAATAGGTGTTTCCCATATCTATGATGGGAATCAAGAGTCGCTTCTTTATGTTCCGACTGCGAATAATACTATTACGCCGACTGCCAATCAGAATCTTACAATTAATCTATTGGCAACTTCTCCTTTTGATGAGAGAAAAACTGGCGGAAGGATTTATATCAAAAAAACAGGTACAGACTATCCTTGGTCTCTTCTTGTGGATATTGATTTAACACGTGGCGCACGTACCAAGATGGATTCAGATTATAAGGCTTGGGTTATAAATTCTGGAGCACAGGTAAAGGTCTTAGCTCTTGAGCTTGACGGTGAAAACGTGGAGACCTACGAGATTCTTAACGGATACACTCCCGACGAGTTTGCAAATAGTATTGGTGGTTCCGGAGAGGGCTATAAAACCGCAGTAATAGCCAATAGGCGGTGCTTTGTAGCAAACGTGAAGTTGACTAACGCCGAAGACAAGGGAACGACTACAATCCAAATGCGTGATAGAATTATGTATACGCCAGTCGGCAGATTTGATACGTTTCCACGAAGTTTCTTTATTGATGTTGTGCAGGGCGACCCTGAAGAATGGATTCATCTTGAAGGGTTTGGTGATAGGTTGTTAGGTTTCAAGCAAAGAAAGCTTTACATATTAAATGTATCTTCTCCAACGTCCGGGGGATGGTTCCTAGAGGATGTGAAAGACTTTGCTGGTGTGCAACATTCGGCAGCCGTTGTGAAGACAGAGTTTGGTGTGATGTGGGCAAATGCGAATGGATGCTATCTATATGATGGTCGTGGGGTTCGCAATTTAATTCTGAATAAGATTAAAGAAACCAGCTGGGAAAATTTTATTAAGCCGACCAGTATTATGGGATATGTTCCCAAGCAATATTATGCTTATGTTTTAAAAGATTGCTTTGCCGACGATGGTGATGCTTATGTATATGATTTTCGCACAGGTGCTTGGGTTAGTGGCCAGTCTGTGTTTGCTGATGATTATAACAGGTCAAATAATGTAGTTGATTGGAATAATAACATGGTAAGTGTTTACCAATCTAAGAATGATGCTGCCGAGTATTGGGAAAATATTGGTGATAAATTCAATAGCATGACAGACGACTGGGAACAGCTTGATTCAAGTACGCCGCCTGTTAATGTGAAGCAATGGGGTGATGATGCTGTTGGAAAAAATGTTAATACGATTGATATTAAAACTAAGGATATTGACTTTGAGGAGCCTGCATATACCAAAAGACTGTACTCGGTTCTGTGTACATATAAGAGCAGTTCTCCCCAGACCAATCCTATTCTGTATGCCACAGATGGTGGGACTACGTTCACTGCACTTACGGGAGACTTTTCCAGAACGTCAGACTGGAAGACTTTAAGGGCGACTCTTGCAAGGCCTGTGAATTGCCAGAGTGTAAGATTGCAGGTTACAAATTCTACAAATGTTGGAACGCTTGAGGTTAATGATATTAGTCTTGAGTTTAGACCAGTAAAGAAAAGGATTGCTACTTCGTAATGTCGATGACCAGAGAAGAAAGGCGTATGCGACATCTAAAGCAGGACGCTGTACGCTTTACAGATAAGGCACCGTCTATGGGTGAAATGACTGAGGGCGAGATAAGATTTTCTCTCTCGATGGGGAATAATTTAACAATGTATGTCAGAAAGGGAAATAAATTATGGTTCTCAGAGCTGACGCAAGTATCTGAGGGAACTGATTTAAGATGGGGGAGTTTTTGAGATGGCGAATTATAATATACAGGCCTTGCTAAGAGACCTAGGACAGCAGCAGTCCTCTTTGTTTGAAATGGCAGGTGCTTCTGCTGGCATGCACGGAATAAGAGATGAGAGTGCACTGCAGAAATGGAGGCGAAGCATCGGCGAGCAACAACTTTCCGAAGCTGATAGGCGACAGGGTAGGGTAGCCAAGCAACAAAAAAGCGGGCTTAGAGGTGCCGCAGCGGGGTATGGTCTAGGTGAAGTGATTAAGTTTGGTGTAAAAAAGTTGTTTCCACAGTTAGAGGTTGCTGATGTGCTTTGGAAAGCCTTTAAGGCTTATACGACCTATAAGGGCTACCAACGAGGTGCTAAAGATGTTCCCTATAATTATAGAGGCATCTCTAAAGAGGGGCCACGAACTACATTTGGCAAGCCAGCATTTAAAGATATTGCAAGCGACATTGAAAGAATTAATATTCAAGGCGGTACAATGGAGGCTTTACATTCGGCCGCCGGAGAAGAGATGGCACAAAAACTTGGAATGATGTTAATGCCTTGGGGTGATATTGGGGAAGTGGCTACATCCGTGCTGCCCGGAGGTCAGACATTTACCAATGTTTATGACATGCTACAAGAAGGAAGGCAGGTTTATAATCCGTACGACCCGAATGCAGCATCGGGATGGGATAAATATTTTGATACATTTATTAGACAAAGGCCCGGATAAATGGCAACTTATACACAAGAACAAATAGACGCAGCAGACTTAGCAGGCATTGACCTTACCAACCTAGGCATTGGTGGGTATGAAGGTATGGACTATACCGGGATACCTGAAGATGTTAGTGGTCTTGTTTCAGGTACGGGCCTTGAAAAGTATGAAGATATATTTGCTCCTGACTTGTCTACGCCCGCAGGTATTGAGGCATATAAGCTTCAGCTTGGGACAATGTTTCCAGACCTTGCAGACTCAGAAGGCAGAGTTAGAGAGGATTTACTTCCGTATTTACCTGAATTTCCCGGAGAGCAGTATTCATCTATTCTTGATGCCCTAAGGGCTAAGAGAGAAAGAGAGTCGGGCTTGATTGGTGAGGAATATGGGTTGGGAGTGGGTGAGTTACGAAGGGGGCTTGGGACTGCAACTTCAGCATTTGGGTCTACTACTAGAGATATACAGCGAAGAGCAGATTTAGCACAAGAGGGCTACTTGGAAGGGGCAAAAGGAGTTGAGAGGCAGTATGGTATAGCTGGTGCTGGCATTGAGCTTGGAAGGTCACGTGATGTTGCCTCATCTAGAAGAAAATTTGCAGAGGGCAGAACACAACTTCGCGGTTCGTTGCTGGGACAAGCTGGGGGACTCAGACAGTTCGGTGCACAAACAGGATTTAAAGGAACGGGTGTTCAGGAAGGTGGCAAGACTGCTCTTTTTCGTAGGAGCGCAGAGGAATTGGCTGGCCTTTCTGGTGGATACGCAGACCAGCAGAGACGTATCGCAGAAGATGCTGCGCTTGCCACTCGAGGCATTACAGAAGAGCGTCGTGGTGGATTGCGAAGATTGCAGTTAGGAAGAAAGGAGTCTTTGGGTTCTCTTGCAAGGGAAGGTACTCAGGCTACGCAACGGTATCGTGATTTGGTTGGACAGACAAGAACAAAATCTTCTATACTAGGACTTGAACGGGGTAGAAAAGAAAGTCTATTACAGGAAGCTATTGAATCTGGTATACTGGGAGCAAGAGGGCAGGCGCGTTCATTTGTTTCAGGGCTTTCAGGAACGGCTCTTAATCTTGCAAGGCTTGGGGCCGAGAAAGGTCAAGGATGGAAACAGCATCCAACCGACTCTGAGAGGTATTTTAATCCTATTACTGGAGAAGAAGGATATTGGGATACCGAAACTGGAGAATGGGTTTTGACGGGGAAGAAAGGCCCTGTTTAGAAAATTGGAGACATAAATGGCAACACCATATAGCGTACCATCTATAAACGATATTATTTACTCTCGGAGTAGGGTGCCGAGCATGGAGCAGATTACTTTTAATAATCTTCTGACTGCTATTCAAAAGGTGCAGGATGCTGGAGAGACAAAGAAAGAGAGAGAGTTTGTCCTTGAGAGAGACAGGCTTGCAAACGAAGCTGCAGCTGATAGAGACCGTCGCCAGACGGAAGTGCAGAAAGCACGGGACTTGGCTAGTGATAAATGGAGGAGAGGACAAGCAAAAGAATCTTCTCGTAGGAGAACTGAAGACTTACATCGTGCGGATATGAATGAATCTTTTAATGTGCTAGAGAGTCTTTTAGATGATGGAAACCTTCCGGCATCTAAATCGGCCATAAATAAGATTCGGTCGAAACCCGGATATAATGAGGAGAGTTGGGGAGACAGACTTACTTTATATGAAGAAGATTTAGCATATAAACAGGTAGAACAAGCCAAGGTCGATGGGGCTAGGAAAACCCTGAGAGACTTTTTTAATAACCAGCTTCCTTGGGAGGATGTATTAACGTCAGATTTTATGCTGAATGCCACAGAGGCCCAATTCGAGAGGCTTTTAAGCAAGCGCAATTTAAATGAAAAAGAGAGAACTGGTATTCAAGATGCGGTATTCGATTCCGACCTTAAGCTGTTGGATGGTGAGATTATGTATTGGGCTAAAGAACGTCAAGAACAGTGGGCACTCGCGGACGAGGAAGGAAAGCAAGAATTGGATGCTAATCTTGAAGAAGCTTTGCTAGCCAAAACAGCGCGTGAGGAGGAGGAGTATCTTAAACGTGGTCTTATGAAACCCAAGGAGAAGGATGACAAAAGAACTCCCGAAGAAGTCATGGCTGGCCTCAAGACCTTTGACCTTAGAACTGCGCTGACTACTTTCTGGTCAGTTGTAAAGCCCGGTGGGCAGCAGTTTCTAGACCCAGCAGCGTTAGATGCTGTTGAATCAGATGTCTTCTCAGGTTTATTTATTCCTATAGTTTCCCCAGAAGGCCATTACGTATGGTTTAAGTCGCGTGAGCAGGCTCTTAAGGATGGTGATATTACTGAAGATTATAGATACGATATCAATGATGGAAGTACTGATTGGCAGCCTACTGGCATAATAGACTCGAAGAAAGATAAGCTTCTGCAAGATACTAAGCATCTGTCTGGCATGGGTGAATTATTGGAGAGCCTTGAGCAGGAAATGGTAAGTGAGGACATGGTGGCCGATAGGGCTAGGGGCTATGGTGCCAATCAAAGGATGTCTAATGCGGAAGATGAAAACCCTGCTAGTCCTATTTGGGCGGCCAAGCCCGGTCATGTTCCTCCTGACAGTCCCGACTATGTTCCAAAAAGTATGCGTGAGCTTTTCGGTTATGTACGACAGGTAGATGCGCAGCTTAATAAATATAGAAAAATGGCAATAAGAAACAAAAAAGATAAAAAGGTCGTAGCCGCTGCAGAAGGTGTCAAGCAATGGGCAATCACGCAGTTAACTCACCTAAGAGAGTCTACTTCGCAGCCCGGCATATATGATAAACAAACTGGTAATTTAATAATTAAACTTGTCAATACAATAGACTCAACACTTGAACAGCTTCAAGGCAACTCTTGGATGTATAAGAGTTACAGATTTAGGCCTAGGGGGCGTGCAAGTCAAGAAATTTTTGGGAAAGAAAGGAAGGGAGGATTTACGCGGCAGGTGAAACCAATGGGCATTCCCCCGCAAAAGCCTCGGATGCTGAGATAAGATATGCCAGCTGAACGTATAAGATATGTAGAAGACCCTCGCTTTCCCGGTATGCGGATACCAGTGTCGGCAACAACCGAAAAGGAGACTGATAGGCTATCGAGCCATGATGTCTTTTTTGCTACACCCTATACACCCGAGCCAGAGAAGGAAGATTGGGCTGATAGCCTACCTTATTTCATTAAAAGGGGATATAATGAATCCATTCAAGGTGCCGTACATCAGATTGCAAAGGGTAAGAAAAAATTTGATTTAAGTGGGTATGAACCGGGGGCAGTAGAAGACTTGGCTGCTGGTTTTATATCCTTTTTTATGCCTGAAGATTTAATCGCTTTAGGTGCTGGTGCTCTTATGGGTGGTGGTGTGGCGAGTATTGGAACTTCCTTTGCCGCAAGGCAAGCGGTTAAGAAGCTGGTTCTTAATGGCGTTAAGAAGGAAGTAGCTGAGAGGGCAGTGAAAATGGCCTCGGTAAAGACAACAGCTCGCGTGATGGCTGGTGCTACCTCTTCTGGTATCCAACTAGGAAGTTATGAAGGTCTTAAGTCTGGGCTTCAGCAGAAGGCCGAGCGTGGCGATATAGATTTAACTGAAGTATCCAAGGCTATGGCTTCTGGTGCAATCGTGGGTGCCTCCATGGGGGGCGTAGGAGCAGCTTTAAAGGCTAAGGGTGTGCCATTGCCTCTTGCCGTTCCTGCTGAGGTTGGTACGCTTGGTACGGTAGGCCCTTTAACTGTGGGAGAGCTTCCGACGCCAAAAGATTATGTTGACGCAGCAGGCATGGTTCTAGGTATTAAAACAGTTGGTGGCGTCACCAAGAGAACAGCCAAGGCAATTAATTATATTGCTGGTAAGTATAAGACAGAGAAAAAGCTTAGTCCCGAAGAAGCTACTATTGAAGCCCGTAAGCGGGCCAAAGAACAGGAAACGGTTCGCAAAAAGAAAGAGGTTTGGTACTCACGCTTCGGAGAGAAGCGACAGGTAAAGGTTGGTTCTTCCTATGAGTCGAAAAGAGGGGTTGTTAAAATTCCTCTTTATGACGCTGTTACTGGTGTAGCTATCCCAGCCGTAACAGAGGCTAACTTCTATAAGCTCTACACCCGTAGAAAGGGACAGATAAAAGAGACATCTGGTCTTATTAAGACCGTTAACTTCGAGAAGAAGAGTGAAGGACACAAGAGATTGTCTCAGAATCTTGACTCTATGATTGAGACAGAAGCATTGTTGCCTGCACATAAACAGGTTTTAATGGAGGTTTTAAGGTATACAGACTCCAAGTCGATGGATAAGCTGGTCTCAGAGAGTTCTGGTCGCTTGAAGAAAGTCCCCGGTAGGTATGTTTCCGTCTGGAAAAAAGTTGGAGACAGCAGAGAGTATCAGCCAACAATTCGTATGAAAAAAGGGCATGGTACTGAGGTTAAAACTCGCATACAAGAGAATCCTACAAGTCTACATGGGTTTGTAGACGCAGGAAGGACATTTTTACACGAGTTTGGTCATTATGCTTATTATACTTTACTTAATCCGAAGCAGAGACAGGCCATGGACAAGCTCTATAATTCTATGAATCGTCAACAACGCAGGGATTATTTTAAAGCTGCTGGCCTTCCAGAGCATGCATATAAATATTACGCTAAAAATAAAGCTGAGTTCTTTGCTCAGGCATTTGCAGAGTATACTATTGCCGAGAGGGTTCCTGCCGCTGCTTATGCTCCCCTTTACAAGCAGACACTTTCAAAACTCTCTGAGTATGTAAGGGGAGTCCATGAACGTAAGGGTCTTTACGAGCGTGGTAAGGGCGAGAAGTACGACCCGATTACTGGTTTAATGTCAGGCGTATTTGATAAGGTTCTTGGAAAGGAGAAGCCCACAGGTCAAAGGGCAAAGACCAATCTCAGGGAGTCACGGATTAAGTATGTTCAGAGCACAGCTCTTGGCGATAAGGGATTAAAAATGAGTCGTGAGAGTTACGAGAGCTTGAAACGTACTGTGACTGAGTCAAAGGAATCTATCAAATTAAAAGACATGACTGACGGTCAGCTTGTTAAGATGGTAGACCGTGTTCGGCTTGAGCGTGACGTGATAAAGATTACTAAAGATTTACTTCATAGTGGTGCCAATATCCCAGAGGTTGCGAAGAACGCAAGTTCTCATGAGAGTGTGCTTGCTCCTCTTCGTCCAGCCGGGAAAAGACTTGAGAGAGTACCAGAGGGAAGAGAGTTTTCTAAGCTCATAGAAGATGCAGAGCTAACCAAAAAGCGTGCAGAGGGCGAGTTCTATGACATGCTTAAATCAGCTGGACTGTTCCGCTTGTTTGAAGGTAAGAAAAAGGGCCGTAAGCGTGGAGAGCAAATCTCCGCTGATATTGAGAACCCAAAGGTGAAAACAGTATTTAATAAAGTTCTTGACAAGATGTATTACGAGTGGGCCTTGGATATGAAAAAGATGGGAGCGGATGTTCAGCCCTACAGAACGGACTATCTGCCTCGCGTTTGGAAAGAAAAGATTTCTCAGATTGTATTTGATGATATGTATACAGCTACACAAAAAATAAAAGCTTTGAACTCTGCTGTTGCTGGTGACTTAAAACTTACCAAAGCAGAGAGGGGAATGTTGAATAATCAAATAAAAAAATATTCTGAAAAATACTTTTCTGATGATACCAAGGGAATGCTAGAGCTTCTCAGGAGGGGAAGGCCAAGCGTTACCGGGGGTCGTATGGATTACTTTGAAGCATTTGAATTGTTAAAGCAAAATGCTTACAGGGAAAAGTATTCTACCTTTGGTAATCTTGAGAAGCCACGAAAATCATTGAAGGCTCCTGAACATTTCTACGAGAGGGATGCACGTATTATTCTTGCACGATATAGTACAAAACTAGCCAGTAGGTATGCTTATGTCAAGCACTTCGGGCCAAAGGGCGAGAAGGGTAATGCTCTTATTAGGAATATTGAAGCAAAAGATGCTAAACTTGGTTCCCTTGCTGGCAATGTATTTAATCAATACACTGGCTTAATAGAGCTTGACCCTGCTTTTAATTATGGGTCTACGGCAAGAAATTTTTGGTCTAATGCTATGAGCTTTCAGGTTGCTACAAAGATTGGCTTTGGCTTTGCAACCATACCTAACATAACTCAGACTTTAATATCTACTGCTCAGGAGGCTGGGTACTGGCGTACTCTCAAGAGTGCGGTTGCGGTTTCTATGCCTACCAAGGCTGGACAGGCTAGAAGAGACATGATAAGACGTTCTGGTTCTACTGTGTATAGTGTCTTGCAGCAGTTATTTGGTTACGAGCATCCTACCTTGATGGGTAAGGTCGCAGATAAGATGACATTTATATCCGGGTTTAAAGGAATTAACAAGGTTAATAATATGGTTGCAGCTTCCGTTGCGATGGACTTGGTTCCTCAGTTGCACAAGATAGCAAATCAGGCAAAGCCCGGTGTGAAAATAAAGATTTTAGGAAAAGAATTTTCACGTCGTGACTGGGCTAGGAAAAAATTGAAGGATTTTGGAGTTGACTGGAAGGTGGAAAAGGTTTCAGAGGATATGTTGCTGAGGTCAATGGTAAAGTTTTCAAAGAATACTCAGCTTCAGAAGAATGTCCTTAAAGACCCTGAAATGTTTAATATGCCTAGGGCAAGACCTTTATTCACATTTAAAAGATTTGCATATCGTCAGTTTGTTTATCAGAAGGATGTGATGAAGAGGGAGATGGAGCGTGGCAATCTTATGATGCCGCTACGTTTGGCTGCCGCAGGTTTAGCTGGTGGTGAGTTTGTTCATTGGTCTAGGAATATGATAAAAGAGCTGTGGAGCGGTGAACCAGTATACCGAGAGAATGAGACAATGTTTAAAAGGATGAGGGATAACTTAGCTGCTGTAGGTTCCTTTGGTGTGGTAACAGATATTGCCGCTGCAGAGTCACTCGCTTCCACAATGGGCTTTACGCTTACACCTGTTATTATATCGGATGCATACAGAGTACTTGATATATTGATTGACCTTGAAAGAGACCTTGGAAATGATTATGGAATTAGCAACTCCCTACATAGGAGCGTGATAAGGGTAGCTCCGTTATTTGGTGGACAGGCAAGAGAGCTTGCCAAGCAGATTCAGCCGGGTAGCCAGAAAGAGAATAGAATTAAGAACATGCGTGGAAGAGTGCGGACAAAGGCATTGGATTTCATTATTGATGCTCTTCGACCGGGTATATCTGAAAAAGAAAAAAGACAAAAGATTGATTTTGCAAAGTCTCGTATTAAACAGTGGAATGCAGAATGGGCCTCTAGGGGTTATGAATTATCACCAATGGATATTGGAATGACTGAAGTGCATAAAAGAATGAAACTTAAGAGAGAGAGGGAAAAATAATGCCCATAGGATATGGCAATGAAGGCGGATTTGTTTATGGCCTAGGCGGTAATGGCGGAGGCAGTACAGGATATACTCCACCCGGAGATAGAGCAAGCATTGGTGGGGGCGACGATTCGGATGATTATTACAGTGGAGACAGGGGATTGGGTGGTGGATATGTTCCAGACAATGGTGGGGGATATACTCCACCCGGAGATGGGACTTCGCTACTGGATTGGGTAAAACATAAAAGAGATATTGATTACGGATATAATCCTAATGATGATACCACCGGACAGAGCTTTTTAGACCAAGTGGTCAAGAACGGCTTTTCAGGTGGCAGTAAGAGAGATTATGATGTATATAAAGAAGGTCAGAATACAGGTGGTAATGGTGGCGATGATGATGCTGGGAATGGTAGCGATGATGACGACTTTAGAACTCTCCCAGTGGTAGGCAATGGTGGTGGAAGCGGCGCTGAAGAGCTTGCTGAATGGTTTCTTCAGCAACAAACCAATGGGAATGGGAATGGCGCAGGCGGAGGTACGGGCAATCGCCTAACTGACGAGACGAGCGATGATGATGACAAGACTACACATGATGATAAGAGCGACGCTGGTAATTGGTGGGACATCTACGGTGCTGATTCGGATTTCATGTCATGGCTAACATACAATAAGGGAATGCAGTTTGGTGCAGGGTTTTCATTTGAGAATGAAAGCCAAGCGGATTGGGATTCCTATTATGCAGAATATAAGGCTTCCCTAGGGGGTGAATCCGATGGTGACACCGGAGGGGGAGGCGATGGAGAAGGAGATACCGGAGAAGGAGATACCGGGGATGATAATTGGTGGAATATATATGCTACTGACAACGATTTTCATACATGGCTAAAGCAGAATAAAGGGATGCAGTTCGGTGCAGGATTTAATTTTGCTAACGAAAACAAGGATGTGTGGGATACCTATTGGAGCGAATATCAGCAGTTTCTCGATGAGGGCCCACCTATAGATGATACCGTGGATGCGGATGATGATGATGATTATGTAGACACATGGAAGAAAGGGGGTACCAAACGCGCTCCTTTGGATTTATCTGGTTATTTAGAATGGATGAGTCAGCAGCCGGGCTATAATCCACTTGGCGGTGGAGTGTTGAAGAGCCTAGGTCAAAGCGTTGGGGATATTCACCGTGATGTAGACATGCCTTGGACTCGTCCTACGGCTGGTATTACTACGTCAGATGTTTCAGACCCGGCAGAGATTAACCTTGAAGGCTTATTGTCTGGTTGGGAAGGTTATTCACCAAGAAGAAGACGCGGTGGTGTCATGCCTTTCTATTCTCAAGGCTCTATGCAAGATTTACTCAGGCAATTGTCTGCTGGGCGTCGTCGTTAATGCCTACCGACAAGAAGGGTAACATCTCTCCTGTTGAGCTTCTCAACTTGGGAATTCAACTCAAAGACCTATTTGGGAAGAAACAAGCATACGATTATGCTGTACCTGAGGGTACTAGTGTTGATTATAATATTATGAAACCCTTGGCAAAGCATCTACAAGACATAAAAAAGCTTGACCAAATAAGACCTGTGTGGCGTGAAACTCCGGGGCAGGAAGTTCCTGAGTCTGTATTGTTACAGAGCATTGAAGTAGATGGTCGATACTATGCTACTCCCACTATATTTCCCAAAGACCCAAGCAAGCCATCTTCTGATTATAAGAACTGGGATACAAAGATAGGGATGTATGGATTTGAAGAAGCAAAAAGCAGAGACGAGTTATTTGAATTTGATACATCAGAGGAGGCTGAAAGGTTTGCACTTGAAGCATCAACATTGTTGCCACGTAAGCCAAAGTAGTAATGCCACAAGATAAACAGGATATGCTTTCTCCTGTGGAGTTTCTTAATATCGGAATGCAGCTCCAAGATTTGTTTGGTCAAAAACAAGCATACAGCTATGCCCAACCAGATGTATCTGGTGTTGCACTAGGCGATATGGAGCAACCATCTGAGCCGGGAATATATCCCACACCTAAAAAATCTATCGGTAGTCGTGCTCTTGACTTAGCTGAATTTATTACAGCTCCGGTTACTACTGAAGGATACAATCCAATACGTAGCATGCGGGAGTCTGAGACTGCCCTACAGGGACTTGGGCATTTACCGGGAGCTTTAATCAGTTTAGGAGCGTCTGGATTTGGTGCGAAGAAACTTGCTGGTGCCACTGGAAGAAAGGCATTAGGTGAGTTGGCAACGAGGGCAATAAGACCTTATCGTTTTTCAACCAAATCAAAAGAAGTGATTAAAGCTATTCGCAATCCATCTTCTCTTAAAACCTTATCCACAAGAAGAGACCAATGGAGCAAATATCCTCATCATGTAGACGTCAATACCCATCTTGGAAGAATGTTTGCCTATCGCAAAGCTTTTAATCTGAAGCCACCGAAAGAGTCTCTAGACATGTTTACGAGAGAAGGTAAAAAACAATATTCTCTTAACCTGAGAAATGACAAATCGCGCCAGTTGGGACTGGATATACTGTCAAGAGAGGGTGTGCAGGGAACACATCCAGTATTTGGACACTATACTAGAAGCTTTAAGCCTACAATAGTAAAGGGAAAGCCTACTTTTGAGACTAGCTATAAAGATGTATGGGATTGGGCTTTTAATAAGGGAGAAATTGCCTCAACCTTCAAAGATATGATGCGTGCTCCAAATCTGTATAAAGACATGGGTAATCCTCTTTCTTTATTTCTTCAAAGAGGTGTGGCAAGTTCTCTCTCAAAGCCAATTACATTTAAGGGGACTATTTCTGGTAAAGATTATATGAATTTACTAGGACTTCCGAAGTCATTGTCTTCTACGGGAACAACTCAGGCAAGTCTTGCTTTGGAGCGTTATTTAGAACACATAAAACATACATTATTAGATGGTACTGGCATGGTAAAAAAACCATCTAAGGCGTGGTGGAAATCACATGATAATATGATTGAACGTCTTTTAAAGAATAAACGCTTTCAAATGGAGGCGGAGAGTCAGATTGGTGCGAGGGCAACCACTCGCGCAGGCCTCGAAATTGATATGAATCCATTCTTCAGGTATTATGTAAACGCACTTTATGGTCTGCCAAAAGGTACTAAAAATGCAGCAGGACAGGTTATTAGATAATGCCACAGGGTACCCAACAACAACCTATTGAACTGCCTGCTGTTACAGCTTATGGTGAACAGCCGGAGCGTTCTCTCTTACAGCAACTTGTAGCCCAATTCATACAGAGGGCGAATGAACCTAAAGACCCTTTTGCAATTCAGCCGTATAATGTAATTGCACGAAATGACCCCGCACTGCTAGAAAGTCTAAGAGGGTTAGTTCGGTTGCCCGGAGAGGTTAAAAGGCGCATGGGAAAAAGTGTATTTCATTTACCTCATCATCAAGAAGTAATGCAACAAAAACAAAGAGAAGCAGAGAATGTTTCCAATTGGATGAAGACTTGGTTTCGGAGTCCCATTACAAGAGAGCGTTTAGCAGAAGGTGGTAGGTCGCCACAAGACGTAGAAGCTCTAGCATCAAAAGCTGAGAATTTGCAATTTGAGATTGGCATGCCTGATATACCTGAAGGCTTACGAAGACTAGGTAGAATACCTAAAGAGCATCTGACTCTTGGTGTATATGATGTAGAAGAGGATAAGTCGTATATTAAACCATATACTACAATTGGAGATTTTGGTGGCGAGTATGCTGGCATTCCTTACTTCAGGTCTAAACCATTTTTTGAGCAAACAGCGGCCCATGAATTAATGCATCAAATGACGATAGATAAAATGACCGATAAGGAAGCGAAGTTGATAAGCGAGGGTGTTTATGATTACAAAAAAGTGATGGATATGGCGTCCAAGCAAAAGGGTGCGTGGAGGGCTTTTGGGTATAAACATGAACCATACATGAAGGGTGGTCGTGGGGGTGACCCCGCTACTCTGAAGAATTATTTTTATTATGCTAAACCAGAAGAAATATACGCAAGAATTATGAGTGTTAGAAGGTCGCTTGGTTTGTTGCCGGGACAGTCGGTTGCTAAAAAAATGCTAGAAACCATTAAGAACTCCCCGGCTATGAATGACCTTCTTAGGTATATGCCAATGAAGCATGTTCAAAAACTTATGAATACACTGGCAGTTAAAGAAGAAGATACTCCCACTGAGGTTTTTGTATAATGCCACACGGTTTTCCACATACACAGACTGCTGAAGCTGACCAGACTGTTGTCAGGCTCGGAGATTTAATGCTTGACATGCCGGAGGATACCACTCCGCAGGAAAAATCTGCATTGTCTTCTTTTCTTATGTCTATGCTGGAGCCTGCTCCCGGCTTTAATCCCATTCAAGACATTATACAGTCTCCCACACCTGTTAGGGAGGCAATTCGTCAGGCTCCTTTCCTGCCTATGGCTGCCGCTATGGCAGTAGGTGGCGGTAGTGGTAAGAAGAAGGTTGTTCAGGCTGGTGCTAGGCGTATACAATCTAAGAAAACAGTGGATAAGTTAGTAGAAACGCTAAAAAGAAATGAAGAAGGGCTTTGGGATGAGTTTAAGATGTCCGGTAGCACCGAGGGCACACTCCATGGCACGGGAATTGTTGGGAAAGGTGATATTAAAAAAACCAATTATTCGATACGGTCTGATAGGGCGATGGATGAAATGCGACACCATATTTCAGTTAATAAGCCTGAAGGCATGGCTTCTGTAGACTTTGCAAAGCAAGGTGATGAAATATTCATTGGCACGCTTGAGTCGTTTGGTACGAAGTTACCGGAGAAGATAACGAAAAGTCAGCGCCATCAGTGGAAGCCCCTGCGTAAGCGTCATAGCATACAGAGGCAGTCTGCTCTACAGGAATTACTTGGAGCGGTTGCAGAGTATGCCAATAAAGGAGATGTTATTCATCCGGGAAGCCTTACATCAGATTCGTTTACAATGATAACCAATGCTTTAAGGAATCCTAATTTAGGATTCATAAGGGGTGGGCTGAAAGAGAAATTTAAAATTGTAACCGCAGAAGACCTTAAGGCTATGGCTCAAAAGGGAAGCCGACCAGAGGGATGGACTGCGGAAAAAGCACGTGAAATGCTTGAGTATTCAAAGCTTATTGGAACCAGAAGACTCTCCACGGGAGGTGACCTTGGATATGCCGATGCTTTTGGGGCGGTTGGTAGAAAAAAGAAAGAATTGGGGACTGCAATGATGAGGATATTTGCTCCAAATAAGGCTTCGTTGGGTGGGATGGAAAAGCTTCTTAAAGACATTCAAGGAGTGCAGAGGCAAGCCTACAAGGTTGCAAGGAGAGCACCAAGCAATATAGATGCAGATATTAGTGACGAGTTTCTAGCCCAATTAAATAAAAGTAAAAGTGCAATTAAAAAACTTCAGGATGCGTATTGGCATTCTGCCGAACGTGCACATGGCAAGAGGGGAGCAAGGAAACTAAATGAGGCCCAAAGCAATGATATATGGAATTTCCTAATGGAACACCGTGCGGTTTCAGAGCAGGCAGAGGATTCCATTCTTGACCTTCTCGATACCAAAAATGTGTTTACCTATAAACCATTCGCTATTATAAAAAAATAATGCCTAACACTATAGCATATAGAAAAAAAATAACGCCTAACACTAGCAAAGTACATTCAGCTCTAGATTATCTTATAAAACTCGCTGAAATGGCAACCGAACCACTCTTTGGTGAGCGGGCGCAGAGATATGGTTATGGGGCAAGGAAAGGTTTTGATGTTGCTGATATTATAGACGTACCATCGCGTGCCGTAAAAGGTGCTGTCGCTCCTATGTTGTCAGTGGCAAGGAAACCCCTTTCATCTATGGTGGATTTGGCTGACCTTTTACCACAATTAGCTGGAGACCCATATACCTCAGAAACTATTAGTCAGGCATTGGAAAAAGCAGGCGTGACGAAATCACCAAATATTGTATTTACAGAGGGTGGCTCCTCTCGCTATAGTCCTACTGGAAGCTGGATGTATCCGTTTGCGGATGTTTTAGAGCTGGGCATGGGGAGACATAGTAAATTAGGTAGAGAACTTCTTGGGAGAAAGAAAGGAGCGGAGCCAGTTACAGTTTTTGAAGAATTATCACACGCAAGGCCGGGCAAGTTCGGACACGATATTCAATCACTTATGGAAAAAGGTATAGAAAAAGGTGGTATACCGGAGCATCTGTCAAGGCTTTTAGAAGAAACGAGAGCAAAGGGTGTGTCTGCAAAAAATGTGTTTACGAAAGAGGGAATGGTAGAGGGTCTATTGTCTTTACCAGCGCTCTTAACAACCCTTGCAAGTTATGCTATTCCCCGTCCAGAGCATCTTAAAGACCCTGCGTCAAGACGTAGTATGCGATGGTATCAAGATGCGAAGAATATGGTACTTAATTATAATGACCCTAGTGGTCAGTATGCTATAAACAGGGGTCAAGAAATGCTTGGTCAGACACGCGCACTACGCAAGGGATACTGGGAAAATCCTATAAGTCAGGGTTACATGAGAGCCGCAATGGCACAGAGTGCTAATCCATTAAACCAGTTAGCAGCATATTTTGGGATACAACCGTTAGGAAGATAAATAAGAGCCGCCAGCACGACGCACAGGGAAAGGAGTTAAACCTGCATACTTCGACCTGTCGTGCCAGCGACCTTTAAAGGCTTACTTCCTCTCAAAGAAGTGAGAGTGTATGCCCCACGTTAACATTAGTATCACCAATCCAAAGTATAACCATTCCATATCTACATTCTCCTTACTGGTATTGTTTTCTTCATTTGAGCTTGCCATCTTCTTGTTTCCGCTTTATCCATTTTAAGTGGACATTTAGGAAGGCTTGATACTCTTAAGTCCCAAGCAGCTGGCGCAGCCCCACAAAAAAGTCTTTCTTTGCCATCGTGCTCTCCGGTCTTGGGATTGAACGTGGATGACCCGCACATCGCACAACCTTTATTGTTGTTTAAAGGGCACTCTAAGAAGATTTTTGTTGAGTCGGTACTTACCCTCACACTAGGGGTAAAAACTTCGTTAGAGCCTACGCTAGACCCCTTATTTGGTGCATTGTACCCCTTATCTGTCATAGAGTTAGCTTGATTACGGGGACTAAGACCATCTGGCTCTGATTATTGTCCCCACCAGACACGTCTCTGGAAGTTCCAAGGTACTGGCTTATGATGTCCCTAAGCTTGCAAGTCTGTATAAGAATACAGACTTCTTCGTTGATGAATAATGCCCACCACTTTGCTTTTGTGGAAGTTATTCCTGAAGGCTCACCACTGCAGGCGTACTCAATTGCTACATTTCCCGTGTCACCTGTCTTGAAGTCCCGCTTAACCTCAACCGTTGCAAGTATGGATGCCAACTTATTTTCGGATAACTTTCCCTCAGCCAAGTTAAGGTCAAACCGCTTATCTGCTTTACCGTTCTTTCTGGCTTGTAACAATAAACTGGTGAACTGTTCCTCTGTAATATCAATATTCATCTTCATCATGTATTACCTTTATTACTTTTTCTTGACATATCGGACACTCTTTCTTTTTAAGTCCTAGGCTGGGGAAATCACCATAGACGTGCATTTTTGATGTATCGTCAACTTCATACTGCCAAGCGTATTGGTGTTCTTTACACCATAAAGGCGTTGAAACCCTTGGCTTACTTCCCCTGCAGGGCCAGTAATTATCATCCAGATAAGTCCTAACAGCCTCCCAAATGCTGTCTTGTGTTTTTATTTCATTCATTGGCTTACTCCTTTTCTAGTCTTGCTGTTGTAAATAATGCTGATGCACTCTCTGCGGCAAATAAAAGCTCCTGTATGACTTGTCTCTCGTCGCCATCGCTATCCTCGTTATTTTCGAGAGTGGTACGTCTCAGTAAATCCAATGCTTTAATGAGAGTATCAATCTCTCTCTGGCTCTTGGGAACAATTACTGGTACTTTTGCTATTCTCATCGGTACGTCCTTTGTATTTGATTTGCAGTAACTCAAGAAAAACTTCAAGTGGTATGGCTATCTGCGGTTCTTGCCTGTCTTCACGAAAGATTACACCGTCTTCCTGCTTCTCTGGCTTGACCCAAACTGGCACAGCCTTACGACGTTTACATCCATAGAACCTACCCTCTATTTCAACGTCACCCATCTCGTGTTGGGCACCACCCCTGTCTCGATTGTGTGCATCAAGAAGGTGAGCTTTTGCCATTCGCACAGACTCACGCTGTAGTTCAGCCCCGCGCTGCCGGTTACGCCTACCCCTTGTTGAATGATTACTCATTTGATTTTCTCAACGTAATTGTCATTTGTATCTTCTCCGTTCACAGCTTCAAAATGCTAAAATCGTCAGAATTATTAGAGCCACTTTTTTTGACTCTGTCTTTTGAGCTTCTTTCTTCTTATCTGAGCTGGAGTTCTGCCGTGCTTGGCAAGGTACTCATTTTTTTCTAGTCTTTCCTGCTTTCTGCGTTTGGCTTTTTTGTTTGGCATTTTTTGCTCCCAGTTTGAGTGTTTCGTCTAAAATATTAAAGAGTTTCTTAACATCTCTCTCAAGTTTGTCTATGCGATGCTCGTGTTCGATTGCTCTTGTCATTCTGATTCCTCTCTTATGATGTCTATGTTGTAATTGTCACGATAGTCGTTATCGTAATCATCAAGACTTGGTCTACGTACGGGTAAGATATAGGTTGATTCATCGTCTTTGCAACAGATACAACCCCCTATCCTGCCGGGAATGGATATGTTGCGTCCACATACACTACATTCATTCATTAAGTTCACCTGCTTTTTTCGCTCTTTCAATGGCTATATCCTGTGTTTCGGTAAGAAGACATCCGTCTCCGTAAAATCCCATTTCTGCGTATCCAGCTTCGCCGTATCTGTTCTTGTCAACAAGGAGACGAATATCATACTTTCCATATTCACCGTTGGGATGGTGGTCTCGATAGAGATATTTCCAAGGGTAGTAGACAAAGATTACGGACTCCGCATCAGTTTCAATTGAGCCTGATTCGCTAAGGTGCGACAGCCTTGGTCGCTTGTCACGTCCACGCTCAACTTCCCTGTTTAATTGTGATAAAAGTATGGCAGAGCAATTTAGAGACTTAGCCATCCATTTATAGTGTTGCATAATCTCCACCACTTGCAATCTCTTGTCCTCAATTCCGGGCACGTTTACCATTTGAATATAATCGTCCACTACCACGTCAGGAGCAAACCTATTGACGTGCCTAACCCCAGACCTTAGGTCTTTAATATCATCGAACATAATAAGATTGCGATATTTGGATGAAATCTTTTCCTTAACAGCCTCTATTGACTGGTTATCGTGCTCAGTTAATTGCATCATTCTTAGCCTTCGATATGATATATCACCAGCCTCAAGAATAAATATCTTTTTCATCATCTCTACGTTGGTCATTTCTCTATTGAATACAATGACCTTCTTGCCGTGGTCTATTAGGTTCTTTACAATGTTTATCATTACAGTGCTCTTACCCATAGACGGTCGACCTGCAATAACTGTTATCTCCCCCCTTGTCATGCCCCCGGTTATCTTATCAATGACTCCATACCCTGTCTTGATTAGATTTTTTTCATCGTAAATTCTTTCTACTGTCCTATCGAGTAGCTCATCAAGATTGAACTTTTTTGTTGGTCGGAGATGAAGAGCCTTGGTAACGGTACTGTTAAGGTCTTCCAGCGCTTTGTGGGCATCTGCGTTACTTCCAAATGCTGCTCTTTGTATCTGGCTTGCCTCAGTCACCACTTTTCTTAATAGCCACTTCTCATAAATAAGCTTTGCATAGCTTAAAGCATTAGCGGTACTGGCTATATTGTCAATGAGACCAGATACGAAATAGTTTGATATGTATTTCTTTTGAGTTTCTGGAATATTGTCAATGACAGTGGCGAGGTTTATATCGTTATCATTTGACCGCATCGATTGGAGCGTTTTCCAGATAGTTCTGTTATGGGTATTATAAAATACCTCAGGCTCTGGAATGAACTCTGTTACCTTGGAAATATTGTCAGGGTCAAGTATTAACTGCCCCAACAGGGTTTCTTCTGCCTCTTTATTGTGAGGCATTGTCTGGTCGTCTATAGACATTATTGTCTCCTTTTAAATTTTTGTGGGGACTCAACGCGCATCAAGCCCCCACTGTCTAGACTATACGATTCTAAAGTAGAGTTACTGGCCTAGAACGGTATCTCTTCAGACGCCGACAGCTTGTTGCCGTCGCCCCAGCTGTACAGGAGACTTGCTTCAACCGACGTTCTTAGCTCTCCATTTAGTTCGTACTGCTTATGTCGGACACGAATCATTACGGGGTATCCGTAAATGTCTTCTCTTGCTACGGCAGGAAGAGAGAAAGATGATTCTCCGCTGTTGGGGTCTTTATGCTCTTTAATGGGTACTTTGCACACGTCCAGAAATTGCTTATACGAGCGATTACCAACTGTGCTGTCCCTTTTATCGCCAGAGCCGGGAGGTGTACTTTTATGCCTAAAAATGCCACCGCTTTTGACAACTCTGCCGACGTGGTTTCCAGACTCTTCCGCAATCTTGTAAACAGGCTTATATATATCAGCCTTGTTCCCAGTCTTGCGAATCGTTATGTCGTTAACGATATTGAGGTCTGTTATGTGGGCAGGGTATGTACCTTCAGCGACTTGTTCGTAGTCATCATCGCTTGGAATGTAATAAGCCCCACCGTCTGATGATTGTGACAGTATGTCATCTATGTCTGCCATTATGTCACCTCCTGTGCTTTGCTATGTTCAATCCACTTAAGCGTAGTACGGAAGTTCGTGGCGTTTATTTTGCCATCTTCCAACCCCTGCTCAACTGTCTTGAGTACTTCAGGGTCGTCAACTGTTGATGCACCGGATAGCAATGCTGTCTTTTGCTCGTCGCTGACATTGTAGGACTTCCGATATACGTCGTCTGCTATGTTACATAGGCGGTTAACAGCAACTTTAAAAGCATCAGAGTTGGCAGCTTTAGTAGAGTTGCCAATGTCTGAATACTCATTCGAGTCACGTTTCTTATGTATCCTGTGTCCCGCTATGGAATCATAGCATCTTGGTACGCTGTTGTCTACGACCTCAAGGCGACCATGTACTATAACATACTGGTCACCAACGAACTCGTATCTCTCGACCTTCCAAGACCATATCGGGTATCTTTCGTTAAGAAGATTACGCATATAACCTTCTTCAACATAATCAAACCCGTCTGGCCTTCGTTTAACGTGGTGCTGTGGAGTCTCTTCCGATGATACCTCCCTATGCTTTGAACGAAGTTCGTCCTCAGCTTGGGTGAGGGTCTCATTGGGCGTATGAGTCGCCAGTACACCGTTTGGTTCTGTCATGATTAGTCTCCAAGGAGTTCGGGACGCATTCCGCCACCGCAGGCATTGAAATAACTGCAGTATTTCGGATTACATTCCCATCCCTGCATTGGGGCATTTCCCAATTCTACCTCTGGTATGCCATCTTTGAACTGTGATTTGAGGTCGAGCCAGTATTGCTTGGCTTCATCAACAATAGTTCTCTTATACTCCACCTCGCGCATTTTGGAGGTGTCTTTGTTGTAATATACAAGAGACATACCATCGAGTGTTCCATACTCCTGCTCAACCCAAATCCCGTATGTTCCAAGTTGCAGGGAATAGTTAGAACCAGCGGTAGGGTCACTGTCACGTCCAAACAGCTTTCGCCATTTGAAACTGTTACATGTTTTGATGTCGTAAAGGTGAGAATGGTCTAAGAGAGAGAAATCAAAAAAGCCTCGAACATTAAGTTCCGGCAGTTGAATCTCCCTCTCTATGAGTATTCGAGCACCTGTTGAGTCTGCATATTTTCGGAGAGCATCCTGAATGTCACCATGCACAACGTCTCCGAGCCTGAACAGGCGTAGCGTGTCAAAATCCTTTGGAGCAGGCTTTTCTTTTGCAATGCTCTCAAAGTATATCTTACGCTTACACATTCCAGCGGCACTAGCATGGAACCAGTGTTCCTGACCAGAATAGCGGTTAAGCTGATTTGCCCTGTTAAGGTCGGCTATGTGTGAGTCATAAATCTCACTTATGTTTGGTCGTTTCGCCATATCCCTTCTCTTTGAAAAAGCGTGGAAGTTCAGACTTTACATAGTCAGAGATGAGCTTTCCAGCCAACTCTTCCATTTTTTCGCTTTTAAGACTACATAGAGCCTTAAACTCAGAGAAGGTATCTTTATCAACTGATGCCCTCAACCGTTTTGTTTCTTGTTCAACCATTTTTCATTTTCCTATATTAGATAATTACTTCCTAATGTCAACTTGAATTTACTACCCTTAGGGGTGGTAAACAAGGCAATCCCAAAAGAAAAAAAGATTCTTTGCCCAAAAAGTAGAGTTGTACCAAAGATGAAAACCATCCATCAGGGGAATAATTTATTTATTACCATGACTACTATATATATATATATGTATATAGTATAGATTAATAAATAAATAGATGGTGTAGATGATTATATCTTGGTAGTTGGTACTATCAGTCTAATCCCCATCGATAAGCCCATGAATGACTTCTTCAAGCAGGAGATAGTCATGCTTAACAGGCTCAATCAATTTTTTAAGAATCTTATGGCACTCATCACACAATTGAGTGGCAGTCTCTCTGTGGTAATCGTCCATATCATACGGTTCTTCTAACCATGGTTCACTCATTCTGATTCCTCCAGTATAGCACACAGGCATATTGATGTACAATCTTCTTCAATCAGCAAATGCTCATATTGACTAAGAGCATCAGCTATGTCGTGCAGACGGACATAACGATAACTTCTATGGTTATTTTCCTCGTCGTTATGTGTCCAACTCAGTAGGTATTTCATTTAGCCCCCCTAAATTGACGTTCTCCATTCTTATATCTCTCTTCTAAGATGCGTAGCCTTTTGACTGATGCACCATTTATGCTTATTCTACCTTTGTCTAATAGCATGCGATAGAGTACCAAAGCACCCCATATTGATATAGTGGAATCATCCATTTTCTAGTCTCCTATGTACTATTATTTACTCTGACCAAAGTTAATTTTATATGCCTAAAATTGTTTAACCCATCTTAAATTTTGAATAGCTATACGAAAAGCGTATATTCGCATAGAAATAACGCCTATGTAGGGCGTATAGTAGTTAAGGGGGCTATACATTGAGCGTACCGCAGCACATTTGCTGCTGGATTACCCTGTCAATCGGAAGTATTGTCATTATACTCACGTTGGGCATGCGTTACGAGACTGTCGAAATCCAAGTCAGTCATAGTTTTACCACCGTTGAACCACCTCATTATTCGATTCATAAGTAATCGACATTTGTAATCGTAATGTATGTCGCTATCTGATAACTCCAGAGTACGACCTTCATGTGTTATAGTCATTTATACTTCCTCGGTTTGGCCCATATGCCTTTATCCTGCACTTCCTGAGTTACATCCTCAACTTGTTTATACATTGGGAACAACTCATCACGCAGGAGTGTCATATCTGCCACGTTACTGGGTTCTTGCTCTCGCATTGGACGAGACTCTATTTCTTTAATCGCTAGACTGAGAGCCTGCCCTAGTATGTAGTGACCCCTTAAGGAATCTAATAACTGCATAGCACGTTCTCTTGGTGTATCTGGTTTTACCATCGCTACTCCTTTCTGTGTAAGTTCTGACAGTTGTTAAGTTACGGGAATGTTACAATCCATTACTTTATCTTGTTTTTCAACAAAATGTATGTCTGTAGAGTCGAAAAATATGTCCAATAACTGGTTAATTTTATCAACTTTATCATTCATATGAAACTCAACACAAAACATCTTTGTTGTCAATAAAGACTTTACAATAATGTCTTTTTCTTCCTGTGTAATTTCCTTTGCCATTACCATATATCAAATCCTCCGCTATTTACACAGAACTCTGCGAACTCAGCTACCTCTTCAACTGATGTGGAATAGTATGTATCAAAGGGTCTGTTCTTTCCCCTTCCATCGCATACGTTACACTTACCCTGTACGAACTTATCATCTCTGGTGCCTGTTCCGTCACACCAAGTACAGATTTCATCAGCCATCTCTTCGAGTTGCTTTTGTTCTGCTTTGATTGTATTAGCAATTTCACCATTGTCAATGGCTTTCTGCAGGCATTTAGCCATACGTATTGCCTTTGACTTGGCGATTCTATGACCACGATTACCTCCGCCCGATATAGCATCTTTAACTGTCAAGATATGAGAACACGTCTCAACAGTCAGACCCCATAACGGTCGCCAACCCCAGACATTCTGGCGAAAGTATGTTCCTACTTTCCCATCAACATCTACGGGGTCGACTCCATATAGGACGAATCCCATTGTATTTACTCCTTATTTTGTTCTTTCCACTCATAAGCTTTAAGCCTAAGAAACGGAACTTTACCATCATACTTATATGCCTTGAGAAAATGTTTCTTTCCATTGATGGTAATATTCCCACTGAAAGAGCCATCATAGCCCTTCTTCAGAAAGACTACACCGGTATTATCATACTCAGTATTATCCTTTTTTGACTGCTTCAAGGCTAATAATCTCCGTTATGAGTTCTTTCGTTCCATACACTCTTTCTCTGTAGTCAAGAACATTATCGTGGAACGATTTCTCAATATCCCATATCTCATCTATTTCATCAGCATTGAGATGCTCTGGATTACGATAATCATGCGTTTCGCAACAATCTCCGCATATGGCATACGAACCAATCAGGACTCCGCCCATGGTATCTTCTCCCTCATTGCAGAAATCACAAATGACAACCAGACCATGATTAGTCTGACTGACATGAACTCCTAAGCTCATTTTATTTTCTCCTTATCTTTGTCTTTGAATCCCATTTCCCATTTTACTCCCCTGACGGGAAAATGTAAGGGTCGTCCTCATCGATGGAAAACTCTTTTTCCATGCAATCACCACAGTATAATGCAGCGTCGCCCATAAAAACCACTGGAAATCCTTCTGTGCCACATCCCCACTGGCACTGTCGATGTTCTGGTACTTTCTCAATCTCGCGTTTCTGTTCGTTCGCCGTCATCTTACTACTCCTCTGTTAACCTTCTTCTTCCATGAAGAAATCTTCATAAAAATTTATTCGCATCAATTCCTCAACATCATCTTCCGATAGGAACTTACAAAAGGCTAAAATGACATAGTCTTTGTCAAACCATCCTTCTTCAACTGCCTCAAGCAATTTGTTAGTAAATTCTCTTGCCATTACTACTCTCCTTATCTGACAGCTTTTGCAGCATTAATAAAATCATACGAATTTCCACACTTAAATGCCTCACCTCGAAAACCATACCTTCGCCAGTGTGCCAGTACATCTGTCGACAAACGAGCGTAATCAGGCATATCTTCTTTAGCATCCCAATATTGTTTTTTATCAGGGTCAAAATGATGAGAGTTAGTCCCATAGTAACACGAGAGACCTTCATCATGCATAAAAGCATATATCTTCATACGTTCAGAAGCCCGCTCTACAGCCAACTGCCCATCAAAATCACCAAAAAAGATGGCGGTTCGACCTTGCCATCTTTCAGACCAACCATCATACGAAGGGTCTTTTTGAAGTCTATAATAATGTGCATCCTCCGTATCGTATGCCTCGTCGGCGGATGAGAAAAAACTCTGCCATTTTCCTTCTCTCCTGTCGTAAAAAACTGTCGGAAACGCATTAGGTGCTTTAATCAGCTCCACATCACCCCTGTCAACAAGAGAAGACACCATTCTTGCATAGAATCTTGCCATATAACTACAGGATGGACTAGTATCAATGATAAATAGTATACTCTCACGCTCTCTCTCCATCCTACAGGATTTTAATGGTACCTTAGAAAGTCTGCGATACATTAATCTATCCATATCCCATTCATCGTCCCCATCTTGGGGGTACCCTGTTAAATCTTCAGCCACTTTAGAAATGATTAAACTTGCTATAGATGCTATATGTCGTTCCCTGTCACCATCAAGGCTTACCACGCTTTCAGCTTTATTATGATTTAACCCTGAACCACCAGCTTGAATACGCATCCTATTCTCATATGTAGCACACGCCTCATCCCATTGAGCCTGTGATGTCTTCTGTACCACGCACCTTGCTGGCACTTGCTTAAAAGATTTGGCTGGAGTGGGGACAGCAGTAGGCTTCTTATGCGAAGTAGGAGGAGCATCACTACTATTACTGTCATCCCACGGTCTCCAGCCTTTAGATATAATCGGCATCTAACTAATTATCACCGTTCTGGATGGTAATGTTACGAGGACGCCATCCCAAATGTATATGCTTTCTGTACACCCATCCATAACGTCTTTTATACTCAATCTCATCTGCTTTTTTCCAATGACATGCCTTGTCAATCTTACTCATACCTGCTAACATCCATCCATTGCTAGTCCCCTCCGCAGAAGAATACTTATCTGCTCCAACGAATGCGTAAAATGCACTCTGATGTTTCAAGTTGACAATGACTTCAAGCTTTCCCATTCCACCGCTTACACCTTTGGTTCGTGTCCATCTCATATGTAAGCGATTACGGACTCTTCCGATGATTTCGGAACGTGAAAACTTAGTGATTTCCAGAGACATGGATTCCTGCAAAGCTTTAACTATCATCCAGTGCACGCCATCTTCTACAAAACATATCTCACCATCATGTTGCCACAGGCGTTGCAATCTATATGCCTCACGAAGGGGAATGGGTTTACGAATAAGCAGGTACTTTTTACTGACGAGTGTAAACTTGTCAAGGGATGCTGCCCGAGACATTGGAACATCTGCAAGGTCGTGCACAAATGCGTCATACGACTTCTTGCTGTACTTTATGAGGCCAAATATTTTATTTCCCTGAGATTCAATGTTGTCAGGAGCTTGGTGCATAACAAATTGCTTTTGCATACCCCTTATCTTTGGTAATGCTGGCAACGCTACAGATGCCGTGTCAGACTCTGGGACAGACGCATCTTCTGACGAATACTTGTCTGCGCTCAAAGAAGATACACCACTTCCTCGCCAGACCTCAGGTAATCTGTCCTCTTCGTGTTCTTTCAGTATCTGATGATTCTCTGGCGTTTTCGTGATATACTCATATACCAGAGTATTCCAGTCCGCATCCTTACCGAGGACTTTGATGGCATCAAGCAACTGCCTCATTTCCTGTATTGTTACTGGCTTTTTGATACCACTGACAACGCATCGCTTATACAGGGTAACAACCGCCTCAACCATAGCATTGTCTGGATGGGACATCTCTAATGCGTCCTTAACCAGCTCAGGATGGGGCATACTAAAGTTAATCATTGGTAATCGCCTGAGTAATGGCTCTGACAAATGCCTCTCGTCATTCATTGTTATGAACACGATTAAGTTGTCCAGATTAGCCCTGACCTCTACATTGGGAAAGGATATTCTCCCTGTTTGTAAGAAGTCAAGCAGAAAAGCGTCAGCACTATGCCGTGATTTGTCCCATTCGTCAAGGACAAGCATAGCCTTACGCCCCTCTGATGTTATCTTCGCAACTTCTACGAGTTTACCATCATACAGTGATATACCACTAATGGTAGACTCATTCGGTAGCATCTTCTGAACAAGGTCATCTTCCCGTGTTCCCGGACATATCTGATAGAAGCAGTACTCCATATCAAGTATGTTATTAAGGACTTCGGGCAGATAGGTCTTGCCTGAACCTGCCGAGCCAAAAAGAAATGCACCACCGACAGGCTTCTGGTGCAACGCAGAATATATCTGGGCTGCCAGCTCCTCTCGGTGAATGTATCCTTCTCCCTTAAGGCGACTGCTCAATGATTTAAGCGATAAGTGATTATTCGCCATCACAGTCTCCTATCATGATAAATTGTTGGATGGTTAGCCCCTTACTCCGCAAACAGAGTATTAACCGTGTATGTTTATAGTCTAACACTTAATGGGACTCTAGATTCATTACGGCAACAACCCATTAGAGGTGTCCAGCATTTTTACCAAATGATAAGAACTCACGACTCGCGTTCAAAACATAAGTCCTATCTTCTGGCTCATCGGTGACCATCCAAATCTTTCTCATAAAATTTTTGGGGCTGACAACACATTACACTGTAATCGTGGGTAATCAGCGAGGTAGGGTGATACTGCCAGCCCCTGTTCATTCAATCATATTCCCTATCATCCGAGTCGTCATCCATTGAATCAAGTATCTGTTTCAGGACGTGCTTTGGCAGGCCGGAAAGTGCCATCTGAAGAATTTCATCCTTCTCCAGATGTCCCTTGACCGGTTCAACACCTCTGGCAAGTTTCTCCACCTGCATAGTATTGTTCAGTTCAGAGGCATCCTTGCCTGTGCTTTTTTCTACATACGTCTGATAACGGACTTTGATATTGAAAGCAACAGCCAGAACCGCCATCAACCTATTGGCAAGCTGTGACACTTCTTCACATTCTTCCTCGGTGTCGGCATCATGCATCAACATTCCAAGTGCGTCTTCCATATTAATTTCCATAATACAGTCAGACAGCTCAAGAATGTAAGTAATGGCGTGCAGTGGTTCGTCATTGAACACATCACGCATCACTTCGCTTGCAGCATGGTGGCTTTGCTTCAGAATCTCACGCCCGCCCTCAGTGACGAGTCCGCCATCCGGAACGTCAAGTGGGGGTTTCGATTTCATTCTATACTCCTCTGTTGGTTATTATCATTAACTTCGCATACGAAATTTATCATAAGAAAAGAAATAGCATAACATAGCAAGATACCGCATATATTGCTAATGCTAACGCTAAAGTCCTGATGATTCTGTTCATTATTACTCCAGTACTTACTGCTTGAGCCACCTGATTAGATTGTGAAATCTGGCAGACAGCGGTGGGCATACCCACACACCAAATGCTATGACTGCTATCACCTGAAAGAACTCGATAACATTAGACCAGTTCATCGTACAATTTTTCGGCTACATTTAGAAGTGCCAAAGACAGCCTCGATGCTTCTTCCAGTTGTTTCACACATTCTTCTTTCTTATCTGCCTCGATTGCTTTCAGAGCGTTCCTCGTTGCCAGAGCCAACGCCTTAGCATTACGCTTGGCCTGTTTGCCCGTAGCAATGATTTCATTTACTTCCATTGATATTACTCCCTGTTTATTTTAATGAGCTTCTGTCCTATGCCAAGCCCGACTCTACCATTCTGCATCATCCAGTGTCCCTTGCACATATATGCCCAAGAGCCACCAAATGAAGTACTGGCGTCATACTCAGCATCTTTGTCGCAGAATTGACACTTAGGTATGTTAAAAACCTCAGCTTCTGTGCCTGACGGCTTAGTACCATAAGATTTAGCCATTATCATATACTCTAACAATGTTAGAAATGTCTACCTGCTCAACTTCTTTATACCATATTGCAAGCAACTGCAATTTAGTAAGTTTTTCGACTGAAGATTTAGACCATTTTTTGTGCTTAACAGCCCAATCCACCAGTTCATATTTTCTCTTGTATGGACATTCGTTCACAGGACGCATTCTACATTACTCCTTATCCCTGACGCTATCACAATGTCTAAAATGTTCTGTTTCTTTTCTACAAGAACCGCATATGCCATACTTACTTTTAATCCAGACCATAGTCCCGTCTGGTAAGTCACTGTCATATTCATACAGGTCATCAGGAGTGGTCATATTATCACACTCCTCACATTTGACTTTACGCATTTAACTACCTCATGTTAATCAAACGCACCATCTTTCTTTCTCTAATGATGCGAAGTGTTCTGCCAGACGTCGAGCATCTTCAGCTCTCTCTGGCTCGTTCCGTATGTCTACTCGCATACGATGTAGAAAGTCGTAGTAATGATACTCTACCCTATCCAGATGTGGGTTGTCTATGACCTGCATCTCGTCTGGAGTATATCGTGGGTAGTCATTCTTCTTAGGTCGCCTGTCAATCACGGGGCAGACAGAACTGTCGGGCATAAACTCACGCTCGTATGTAGTTATCGAGTCCCTGATACGCCTGACCGACTGTACCCCTGCTATGAGGCATTTAATTGTGCCTGATATATTACGCTTACGCATATTACGTTCTATGCTCTTAAGTGTAGCATATAAAATCTTACGACTGGAGATAATAATCGGGTCAGCCATCTTGTTCGATGTTACAACAATTAGCACATATCCACGTTTAGATGGCATACGCTTGGCTACAATATGTTTGGTCATTCCGCTTATGTTATTATTAGTTGTCATTGTCAAGTTTCATCATTTAGGTCAAATTTAAGGCTGGGTTTGAAGTCCCCAGCCGATTACGTCAGGCAGAGTCTATTCTGTTACCTTCTCTACAGGAACCCATTTTTCCCCAGACCACTTTTTACCATGTCTGGTTATACCTAAGTCCCAAGTACCGTCATCC